TTGCAACTAGCTTTTGCGCTTAATGACCTCTATTCTAAAAACTGGGTGATGCAAAATCACCACCATGAATCTATAAGTACTTCACCATAATTTTTTGCGCGGCAGATTTTTTTTCATGCAGGACCCATTTCGGGTCTAGTACTGTGCTAGTACCTTGTAACGCTTGTAGGGTTTATCGCTGATCCACTGTAGTGCAAACACTGCATAGTCATAGTCGTCTACGATAACTGTGAGTGGCAGTGTATGTGTTACTGTGTACAGTATGCCCAAGCTGTCTAACTCTTCCATGACCAGTGTTTCCCCTAACAATGCTGTGGGAGTAGGAACACCAGCTGTTGCAAAACTAATCTTCATACTAGTATTTACAAAACTAACACGAGTGCAAACGAGTGTTGATGCTTTAGCATCTATAACAACCCCTCTACACTGTGCTAGCCGGATGACGAAGTCTAAAGGCATATATACTAGTATGCACACAGTGTACGCAACACGGACATATGTCATTGATTGCACTCTGTGCTAGTTTGTTAACAGCGTTGTTAGCTGAACTGTGTGCATACTCTATAAGGGTACAGTGTTATGGGTTACGGTGTAGAACCAAGAGACATACGCTTTAGCGATCCATATGTAATACTTAATTACAGTGATTACTATTTGGATGTGCAAGATCATTTTACACACTGTGTCAGTTTAGACATGTGGATTGATCTGCGTATTAACACTATACAGCCATGTCACAACGTACTAGTGTTTAGTCAGCCCAAGCATGCTACCATGGCTGCACTGTACTTGCCAAGATACGACAAGTTTACCTTTACTTTGGTACAGGTTGATTAAATTAAGAACCATCTTTTGTGTAATCGTTGTTTAATGGTGTTTTTAACGCTGTGTAAGAGCCTGTATGCGGCGATTGTTTGAAAAGTGAATCTATATAGTGCTGTAAGGTCGTAGTAGCGGTGTGTGTAATTTTGCTTCACGTTAGCTTGATTTTTCTGCGCTAACGCTTCGCGCTTGTAGGTGAACCGCAGCGGCTTCGCCGTTTTTTTGCGTTAACCGCTTCGCGGATGTTTAGGATACCGTGATGGTTCCTCGCATAGGAGAGTGGAATTCACAGTTGTAGTAGTATGTGCCTGGGGCGGTGGGTTTCCATAGTATAACTGATTGGTCACGACCGTTGGTAAAAAAGTCCAGTGCATTTGCCTGTCCTGTGCTTGCTTCTGGTTTGATCCACAATGGATGACCACTTGCAAACATACGCAGTTCTAATACATCGCCCACATTCATAGTAATACTAGGATTTAATCCGGTAAAGTCACTGCCTCCGCCATAGAAGTCGTAGGCTGAGTTGCCTGAAGCTCGAACCAATGCTCTATACACTGTGTGACCACCGTTGCCCAATTCGTATACAGTGCCCGTGCCGCCTCTGAACATTCGAGTTCCTTCGTCGTAGAATTTAATTCGATTGAAGCCTATCATTACAATATCATTCGCAGGATCCACAGTAGCCGGAGAAAAACCTCTCACAGCGCCACTGTCATAGATTGCTTGTGTCATAGTATAAGGCGTGGAACAGGTGTATACCGAGACATATCCGTCGCCACGTCCAATAGCAAACTCTGTGCCGTCGTGATTGAATGTCATCATTTCAGGGCGATTTTGACTGCCGCTTCCATTCAACGTGATCACTGTGCCTTCGCTTGCTCCGCTTAGGCTCCACGTAGATGTGTTGTACTGTTTAATAGTGTGTGTACTAAAATTGTCATACTGTGCAAGCCAAAACCCTGAGCCGTCTGGCAGCCAGAACATTTGTCCTAGTCCACGAGTGCTGCCCCAGTTAGTTATATCATAGGTACTGCTCGGACTTGCTCCTGCACTGCTCAAGTCCCAAGGCGTTGAAAGCTCCCACTGCATTACGCACTTTTGATATGTGCTAGGCTTGGTGCCGGCTATAAACATTCGTGTGCCGTCGGGTTTAACAGTCATACAACTAACGCCTATCATTCCGCCTTGATCTAGATCCAAGCTAGCACCTGTTACTGAAGCAGTTGACGGGTCCCAGGCTGTTGATAAACTGAATTCGTTGACTGATTCATCACCTTCTGGGCCACCTCCAGTTGTAGCTGCAAACATTTTCCTGCCATCTGGACTAAAGTCAAAGTATCCGTCAATGCCACCTAAGAGAGCTGCAAATTGTAAAATATTTAAATTTTCGTCAATGGTTTTTAACGTAGCTGCTGCTACACCTCCGGCAATGCTTGCGGCACTTAGTGATGATCCTGCAAATGAAGTAAGTCTTGGCATGTTAAGGCTCCGCTGTTAGTAGGTGTTCTCGAAGATCTGGATCCGGCCGCTGTTGGTTCCTATAGCTATGATTCTATCGTTTATTCTAGTAAGACCTTGGGTGCCGATGATGCCTGGGATCTTGTCTAGTAGGTTATCAATTTCCACCAGTGTAGGTGTAGTGTCTAGATCCTTCCAGCGATACACTACACCGTTGTTCACTACTATGTCGTTGTAGGCTGCTATGCCTCCGTCAGTGCTCCACTCACTGCCTGTAAAGTTTGCAAACACACTTACTGTGACAGAACTGTCAGGTGTGAATTCTCTTACCTGCATTCCACTGCTGCTGCCACCACTGCCTAGTATGATGTATCTGGGGGTGCTTAGTGCGACTCCTGCTACACTGGTAATTTTGGTTATTCTAGTGTGGCGCCATACTTCTGCGCCTTGTCCTGCCACAGTGAAATTCCTGTTTCCCTGAATGCTGTTTAGATTTACTCTGTACAGTGCCATGTTTGCATTATTGCCGCTCACGTAGCCTGTGCAGTACCACTGAATAGCAGTGTCGTCAGGATCAGTAAATGCAGTTAATCCGCGAGTGCTTCTTGTGGTGCTGGTAGTAGTATGAGTGAATATATTGGTGCCATTAGGACTAATTGTGCCCATATTAGCCAACATAGGGCAACGATGTCCTGTAAAGCCGTCTTGCACCCAAAGACGACTGCCGTTGGAATCTATTTTGTAAAAACCATAGTTGGCGCCGTCGATATAACCTACGGCGGTGTTTGATGAAGTTCCAGTGGCATTGCCTTGTATTGTGCCCGAAATAGTGTAGTTGACCATGTTGATTTGGCCGCGGTTGCTGTTAGCAAAAGGATAACTCATATACACAGTGTCGTTGTTTATTGCACATTGATACCAACCTTGATTATCATAGTTAGATGAGCTGGTTGTGAGAGTGTCAGTTGTAGAGTACACACTGCTGACATCGCCTGGTGCATTTGCTATCAATCCGTGATACAGTTCCATGCTTTCACTGCTTTTTTTCCACAGTGCAAGATTGTCATCATGTATATCAAAGCTTCTGTTGCCGTAGGTACCTATTTGGGATATGGCTCCTAGAGCATTGTTATTTGATCCTGAAGAGCCTCTACTGCCACCTATGGTTCCCGATGCTGCGAATGAAGTAAGTCTAGGCATACTATCTATTCCCTATGGCGTTGGCTGTTTCGGAGATAATTTCTGATAACGTACAAGAACAATACCTGAACCACCAGTACCACCTTTTGATGACGAACCACCTGTACGGCCACCACCGCCACCACCGCCACCAGTGTTAGGCATACCATCTTCACCTGTGGGTTCACCATTACCTAATCTAAGACTGTTTCCGTTACCGTTACTTCCATTAGGAGCATCACCTGAGCCACCACCACCGCGGCCCCCAGCTCCTATGTTTGCCGCACCTACGTTGCCCCAGGCACCGCCACCGCCACCTCCAGCAAACCAACCGTCTTCGCCGTAGGTATCTCCGTAGTAAGTACCCATGTACATACCTTCGCCGCCTGCGCCTGCTATGTTTCGGCTAGTAGGAGATACGCCAGGTGCACCTGCGCCGCCGCCGCCACCGCCACCGTACGGTTCGGAGCCGCCATCACTGCTAATAGCACCGTCGTTACCATAACCGTATGTGCCAGAGTCGCCTGCTTCATTTGGCTGTAGTCCTAGACGCTGACCACTGTTTCTATCTAGGTTTCTACCACCACCAGAACCACCATTGTTGCTTCTAGTGTCCTGCGTCCATGAACCACCATGTCCGCCACCTAGAGCAGTTAACAATGACCCGAACGTGGTATTCCCACCTGGGTTAGCATTAGGCATACCTGGATAACTACCTCGGTTATCGGAACCGGCTCCGCCTTGGCCAACTACAGTAGAATATGTGCCTGCTGGTACGGGCAAGAGAGGTCTATAGATCAAACCACCTGCGCCGCCGCCACCTGGTACGTGTGAGCCTCCACCACCACCGCCTGCGACAGCAAGTACATCTGCGTCTATATCTCCAGATGTTATAAAATCTTGTGCGCCTTCACTTGTGAATACATGAACTAAGTAATCAACGCCATTGTCTCTGTGAGTATATACTGCGTCACCGCCTGTAATGGTCATCTTTTTAAATGTTATACTTTTTGTAGCTGTTGCTCCTGTAGTAGTAGTAGCTTCAATATCAACAGTAACTTCTTCGTCTAATCCTGTAGGCGTGCCTTGTACTACACCCAGTGGCGAAAGTTCGACACCTGCGGGTAAAGTTCCACTGGTTACAGTATATGTGATTAATCCACCTGGTGCATAGTCCACATCTAGTGTGTCTGCATATGCTAATCCTTCTAGCACTGTTAAACTTGCTGTGTTTATAGTAGGCGTAGGCCCTAGATTAGTTGCAATAGGAGTTGGCGGAGTATCTAATTCAAACCCTACTTCTACACCCCATGCTGTTGCAGTTACAAAATCATTGTCTGCAAGAAGAGTAAGATACTTGCCGCTAGGAACAACGATTTGAGTTCTTTCCATTACGCCTTTAGGAGGAATAGGAACTTCTAGTTCTAAAGGATATATTGTAGTATCTGTAAGACTTGTAATGTCTGTGTTTAAATCATCAGTGATTGCTACTGAAATTTTTATTTCTTCTGTTCTTCTATTAACAACATTTAGCGTAACAGTTGTAACATCATCTGTAGGACATACATAAATGCTTTGACTGATATTCTTACTTAATTCAACTGCTGCTAGTCTACCGCTTGCCATTATTCATCCTTACCTTATATATACGCCGTGTCCGTAAAACACTTGTGTTCTATCTGAACCGCTAAATCTTTGATCGCTGTGATTCCACCAATGTCCGTGCATTCTGTGCCATCTTCCGGAGTTAGCGTACTCCCCGCCGAAGCCGCCGCCCCAAACGTTGCTGTTTGAGTTATCTCGACCGCATCCAATCTGTGAACCATAGTGCATGCTGCTTGTAAAGAATCCACCCGTGTAGTTGCTTGAGTTACTTGTAGATCCAGTGTCTGAACGTATTTTAAAACCTACAAAGTCGTTGTTAGGCTCCATAACGTTCGTGTCGCTTTGTACATCTAACTCACTCAACCAATTATAAGCATTACCGAATAATACAACATCTGCTTTGTAAGTATTAGGTTGATTAATAACACTGTACATATTTTCAAACTGACTGGTATGTCTCCATCCAACTCGCTTGTCTTGTTGTCCGGATCTGCTAGCAATAACCATTACATCGTTAAACGGGCAAAGGGCATAAGTTGGTGCAAAGCAAAGCGAATCATCTTGTGTAGAATAATCATACCCAAGTGCATCAATCTCTTCTTTAGTAGAATATCCCCAACCTTCCCAGTTGGCAACAAGGAAAGCTCCACTACCAAAACCGTTATTGGTTGTGATGTTTGAATCGTTTCTTAGCACTAGCATCCAGCCGCCACCGTCATACACACTGTCCATATAACAATGAAGTTGAAATGCTTCTTGAGTGCCTTCAGGTTTGATCCAATATGTTCCGTCTACGTTTGTACCTGTAATACGTTTTATTTCTTTTGCACTAGGAGCAGCTAATGCTTCAGTGCTTCCGTCCTGCCATTTTCTTACAATAGAAAATGCAGTAGGTGTTTCGTTGCCTACTTCATCTCTAGCAGTTAAAGTAACTGTAGTAGGTGTTGAACTAGTAGAATATGATTGAGCATTTGTAAACACATACCTAGTACTAAAGTCAGCGTTAGTGTTTGTAGGGAAATCAAAAGAGTTATTAGAGAATACAATACGTGCAGCGCCTCTACCACCCTTGCCGCCGTAACTAGCATAGCCAGGTTCGTCAGAACCGCCACCGCCACCGCCGCCAGGGAACCCTCCGTTACCTCCATGGCCGTTGTTAGTATTAGTAGCTTTATTATCTCTACGTTCACCGTTCTGTGCAGTTGCTACTATAGTGCCTGTAAATGTTTGTGCGGAGTTGTTCCATAGATAAGAACCACCTCCACCACCACCGGCTGATGAATCGTCACTGTATCCGCCTTGACCACCAGCAACACCTGCTACATCTTCTGATCCGTCTCCTGCGGCAGGGAAAGTATTCCATCCGCCTCCACCGCCAGCACCTGTACCAGTTGCTAGTTCGTAGCCTGAACCATTTTGTACGTGGGGGCCTCTAGCGCCGTTCCCGTCAAAGCCGCCGGCACCACCACCGCCAGCTGCACCGTTGTAGTTACCACCTGAACCACCACCGTTGCCACCACCACGTGATGTACCATAACTAGCATTAGCAGAGAAAGTTCCTTGGTTTTGGTATGTTGTAAAATTATTAAATCCATCTCGATTACCGCCAATGTAACCACCTTGTCCGGCACCACCTGTTAACACAGTCACTGAATCAATTTTTAGAGAACTAGCTTCACCTGCAGAACCATAACCATTTTTGACTCCATTGCCGCCGTCTCCTACAACTACTTGTATAACTTCTCCGCCTGTGAGTGTAACATTGTTTACATAAGCAAGGCCGCCTCCGCCTCCGCCACCTGCGCCATAGTCGGTGTTGTCGCCACCGCCGCCACCGCCGCCACCGCCTACTACAACGGCGCTCATGTTAGTGAATAAACTATTTCCTGTAGGAACTGTAAATGTGTAATCCCCAGGACTATCTAATAAGAAGTCTATTTGAGTAGCATCGCCTGGAATATTATCTAGTGCTTCTTGTAGAGTCCCAGTTAGATACTCTCCTGCTACAGCTAGTCCAGGTAAAAGAGTGCCGCTTGTAAGACGTACATCTACAGGCCCTTCGTCAGTTATATCAAATTGTAGTTCGTTTAATATTCCTGTTATAGGTTCGATATTTGTAGTGTTCCACACAGGAGCTAAACCTAGGTTCTGTGAAGTTGGACTTACTGTAATAGGATTACCATTAACCATTCCCCATGCCTGTACACTTAACGGACTGCATGTAGATTTAATAGTTAAGAAATAATTAGAAGGTACAATAATTCCAGTTCTTTCAATAACTTGTTTGGGAATAATATCTAGATCCCATTCTAAAATTGCATCTGTTTCTTGTATTTCGTGTTGATTAGCTGTGACAGCAATTTGAATTTTTCCTGCATCAACACCTCTGTTACAGACGTTAATAGTCACTGCTGCTGCATCATTAGTATCACACACAAATATACTTTGCGTTACATTTTTAAATACTTCGAAAGCACCTTGTAATCCTGTAGCCATATGTTTCCCTAGTTAGTTCCGAATATAAACCATGACATTCTGGTAGATCCGTTTGGAGCATTTATTCCCCAGTTTCCGTCATAGTTTGGTTCTGAATAGTTAAGATTGCTGTAGTTAGTTGTTACATCAGCAATCCACGAAAAGTGTTCTGTGTTAAGTCCAGTTGTTCTACAACCTAATGCGTTAACCATAGAGTATCTATAGTTTTCATTATTCCTAATACCAAAATCTAATTCATTGGTTTCTGACAACTCGCCGAATGCACTTGGTCTGTATCTTGCTCTAGATGTTGTAGCAGATCCTTTTAAAAACTCGACTGGTATTTGTACTCGTCCTGCATCTCCATTTACACGTAGGTCAGGTCCGTTTAATCCTCTAAAGAAACTTCTTAGATCGTTTCCTCGATCATTAAGCCATTCAGTATTTGTATATGCAACTTCTGTGGAAATAGAAAATAAATCATCAGGGTCTTCAACAGTTTCTGCAAAACACTGCATAATCAAAATATCTTTGTAGTTCCAATTATGATATAAGGCATTTTTATATCCGGTGTCGTTAACTAGATCTTGGAAAGTACCAAATTCGTTTGTATCAGTCCAACTGCCCAACCACGAACCACTCCCAGCTACAGCTCTATGATCAGTGCTACTACTCACACTACCTAATAACACCCAACCTGTGTTAGATGATCCAGTATAGTCTGCATTTGGACCTATGCCTGTACTAGCATTTGTAGTAAACAATTTAGTTTCTACAGTATCGCCTACAGAGTCTAAAATATAGATGCTTCCAGATGTTTGATTCGAAGTATTGATAGCTGTACTAATATTAGCATCAGTTGCAAGAGGAGAATCTGGGACAGATCCCGGAGCCCAACTACGAAGTATGCTAAACACTCTAGGAGTAGCAAGTCTAGAATCTTTAGCATCTATAGTAAATGTATAAGGAACACCATTTTGATTATAGGCATCGCCTTCTTGAATAAATCCAGATATTCTGCCCGACTCTGCAACAGTCATTCCAGTAGGCAGTGTTCCACTTTTATATTCGTAGGCTACATCAGCACCGTCTGGATCTGTAGCCTCTAGCTGAATAGGTGTCATTTCGAAACCTTCGTAGATTTCGCCTAAGTCTGCAGCAGTGGTCCATACAGGAGCAGCACCATTATTTTGTAAAGGTTGCGGATCTCCAGTTTCGTCTCCGAGTTCGTATCCCCATAGGACTACACTGGTTTTTTCACCAGTGGCTCTTACAGTAACATAATGATTTGCAGGAAGAACAAGACCTGAACGCTCTAAAACTCCTTTAGGTTCTAGTCTAACATCATATTCAATGTATTCATCTAAAGTAGCAGTGTTTTCTGCAGCCGTGATAGCAACCCTTACATATGAAGGATATTCGCCTCTATTACATATACTGATGTTTATTACAGTTGCATCATCAGTGGTGCATTTATATACTGATTGTACAATGCTTGGAAATATTTCCCAAGCACCTAAACGACCTACTGCCATTTAAATCTCCAAAAACGTTTCTTATATTTATGCTAATAAAATCAAAGAGCTTTTAACTAAGATTAGTTTAATCGTCTAGATTATTAAGAAATTGTTTAAGTTTAGTAGAGTCCGTTTCTGCTCGTATTTTCCCTACACCCGACCCTTCTGAAGGATCTTCTTTAACTTCTGTAGAGCCAGTAGTGGATGTACGTTTAAGAACATTAGCGATAGCACTAGAACCGGTGCTTGTATTTGCTGTAGGTACATCATCTGCGTCTTCACCTAAATCTCTAATACGCAAACTATCTACATCAAACTCTAGATCAATCTTTTGTCCTACACCTGAACTAGATCTAGTTTTCATTAACTGGATTTGATAGCGTCCACGCTCACGCATTGCTCTACTTGTAAAGATACCAATCAAGTTGTCTGCTGTGTTAATCTTAGATATACCGCCCGAGATGTGCGAGTGATCAAATTCAATTTCTTCTACGCTGCTTCTGTTCAACTGCGACGCTGTAACAAAGATACAGTTAAGTTCCATGGCCAAGTTACGCAACTCTTCCGATACATACTTGTCCTTGACGAACAAGTTCTCTGCACTTATCTTAGCCGCAATAGGATGCATTAGATCCAAGTAGTCAATCAACAATACATCTACTTTGCGTCCTGTTTTAATCTCATACTCTTTTAGATAAGCTCGAATGTCGTTTGCGTTCTTACCTGTAGGCATGTACTTAACCTGGAACGCACCTGACTTCTTACCAATCATCTTAACTTTCATTTCAACATCGTCGATACTTTTAAACACATCACGACTAGGTATGCCTGTGGTCATTGAATCAAGTCGCATACTAACCAAGTTTTCTGAAAGCTCAAACGTTAAGTATAATACATTAAGTCCTGCTTCACACCAGTTTACACCCATGTTAGCCAAGAACAAACTCTTACCTGACCCTGACCCGCCTGCAAAGATGTTAAGCTCGCCTCTGTTAAATCCACCAAATAGTTTCTTGTCCAGTGCAGGCCAGCCTGTGCTTACCTGTCCGTTCTTGTCTTTGATTGCTTCTAGTCGAGCCTTAGGATCAGCAAAGTAATCTGTACCTAGGTCTTTTTGTAATCCAATCTGTACTGCTTCTTTAACTAGTTCTTCGCACTTACCGTACTCACCTTTTTCTAATAAGTCGGCACTCTTAAGAATAGCAGTTTCCAATGCCTTGTGTTTAGAGAACGTTTCAAAGTCCTGCAACAACCAGTCATAGTGATTCTCTGCTAGTTGTCCTGGATCTTTTAAATCGCTTTTAGTTGCTGCATTGATCATGTCAAATGTAGGCAGGGCGTTGTGTTCTGCTACATATGTTTTTAAAAACTCTGCAGCATCTTGCAAACGTCTGTCAAATGCTATAGGTTCAAATACACCTTGACATCTTACAAAACTTTCTGCATCTGTAAGAAACATTTCAAGATATACTTTTTGTATGTCGTAACCGTAGTCTGTGTTCTGTCTTGTTGTCATATTGCTATTATACTATTTGTACCATACTTTGTCAATGTTTGTTCTTTGTTTTGATTTTGCTAGTACTGCGCCTATACATGATCCTGGGTCACCTGGATTCTTAGGTACATGTACTTCGTTCCAATAAGGACGTACTAACTCTACAGCTCTGCGATTAAGAGCGCCACCGCCTGCTAGTGCTAGATTCTTTGAGCCTGTGTACATTTTAGCCCATAGGCTTAATCCTTGTACAGCATCTTCAAATACACTTTGTGTTGCCGCGGCTAGTTTACCTAATGCAAGATCTGTTTGTATCTCTGGTCTTAACCAATTACAACCTCTGTGTAGGTTTTCTCTAAACAACCATCTAGGGTCTCCATAGGTAGGCATTTTTTTAATTATATCTGTCATAAGTAGATTTCTAAAATGCTCTGGGTCATATCCTTCGCCCATGCCTGCTACCATGTACTCGTCACGCTGTGGCACTAGCCCTAGTCGTTGTGTCATTGCAGAATAGAATAGTCCCGGACTGTGTGGGTATCCTTGGCTGTAAATTTTTTTGAGCTTGTTATTCTTACCGCGCCATATAGTCAGGGTTTCGAACTCGCCTATACTGTCCAAACATATCACAGCACAATCATCATGCGGCTGTGTGTAGTAAGCATAGGCTGCATGACTATAATGGTGCTGGGTATACATGATATTAGGATTTGGAATACCTCTATCTTTGAAATACTGCTCAATGTTGTTTTCTTTGAACAGCCAACCTTGTCCAGCCCATAACTGCCGCATGCTTTTTAGAAAAGGGCGTTCATACCATACAATATAACTAGGATAGCCCCAATGTTCTATAGCATAATCTAACAGCTCTTTGTTTAGATGCGGGTCGTTGGGTATGCCACTAAAGTCTTTAGCCAAGCCAGCCCATACTAAATCATCGTAACTGAATACAGCCAGGCTAGCATCGTGACTGTTTCCTACGCAACCCCAAGTAATCATTTGTAGATAAAAGGATCCCGTTTTTTAAGTTCGTCTAATCTTTTCTTAAGTGCTCTATGTTCTTTCCATTTTGTATACGGAAGTAAAACAATCTCTTTTATTTTCTTTAACCAAACCATTTCTTTGCTCTCAGTCTAATTTTAAGTGGCGACTCTTCCGCCGCTGTTACAATACTGTGTAATGTATATAGCCTTCCGTAACGATCCACAGCATCACCTACGTCATTGATATCCATACTCCATTCAGGCATACTTACACTCCATCCTTGCTCGATTGCTTGCTCTACAAGTTTTTTACCTGCACTATCTCTATCAGGTATTACTATCACTTGCTTGCCTAGTCTGTTAATAAGTAGAGCTTGTTGATCCTTTAATTCACTACCTAGCAGTGCCACACCTTCTATGTGAATAGCATCAATAGGTCCTTCGCATACAATACAAAATATCTTGTTAGGTGTTTGATTGTCTAAGTTAAACACATAACCAGGCTGTTGTTCTGATAGATACTTGGGCTTGCCATCTCTAACTTTTCGAGCAGTCCATCCTACTACCTTGCCTTCATAGTAGAAAGGTATGACAAGTCTATCTCTATAACCAAGACTAGGAGCCCAATGAAAGTTGTAGTCATCTAAATATAATCCACGGCTGTGCATATATTCGATTACATCAATCATAGTCTGCGAGACTTGATCTGCGCTTTCTATGCTAGAGATAGGCACTGCGTCTTCAGGCAAGGGCACGGTATTGAATGTGGGCAACTGTACTAGTTGTGTTTTTGATTCTACACCCTCATTCTCTCTCATCACTTCTAACGCCACCTTATTGACTATGTCGTCAGGCGCTCCCATCCATTGTAGGAGTTTCCGTAACTTGTGCGAAAGATTTCTACCAGGCTGCCAACTTGCCTTGAAGCCGCAGTTAAAGCAGTGAAAAGATACGCCCCCGTCTGGATTAGTAATCAATCCACCACGCAGTCTAGTATCTGCACTAGTACCGTTGTGATGACAGCAAGGGGCGTTGAATGATAGCCAGCCACTAGGAGTCTGTTTCCTCTTAGGCGGCAAGTATGTCAGAACTGTATCGGCTACTACACTCATGTTATTAGTATAGTATCAAGTGTTGACTATGTCAATCAGTTTCTAATTAAAACTTTGGAAATTTTATTAGCAGGATCAGCATCAACTGCAACACGAACATAACTAAACACACCATTAAAGTTAAACATTTTATGTGTCTCGTCTGCGGTCATTGTTTCAGTTTCTATATCAAACCATTTTGTAATACCAGGATCGATTTGATTTTCTAGTGTTCCTTGTATTGTAATATCTCCAGCAAAGTCTGCGCCATATACTAAAGCAGTATGTAGTGCTTCATTACCATTAAGAGCAGGTTGTGCTTCTACATACTCGCTTACCCATGTACCTGTAACTTCTTCGCTAAATGATGTTATAGAATGTGCCGACTTTGGAGCAGGCAAACTTTGTCCGTCTAAATATATTGTACCTTTGTTTTCGAAGTAACTATCGCTGTATGTTAATACATTGCCAGTGCTACTATTTAAATGGATAGAATAACTTAGATATTGTTGTTTTAAATTTAATAAGTCATTTTCGGAAATAGTAACTTTACACTTTCCTTTTGTTTCGGTAGTACCTATATCTAATACTGTGCAATCGTGTTGTATAACTAGATTTTGATTCTCGTCAAATAACATAATGATCGGAGTATACGATTGTATGTCTACAGGTTTTTGATCTGCATTAAGAACTCTAAATTCTAATACATTATCTATTCCTTTAAAAATTTTAATTTGTCTTGTGTACACTGATCTATACTCCGTTATGAATCCTGCTTCATTAGCAATGATGTTGGTTTTATTTTTGACTAAATATCTAGGTGTTAATTGCATAAACATATTTATCGGACATGCTGACAAAAAATATAAAAGAAAATTTTCCATTTATAAGTGTTGTGACATACGGTGGTAACGAGTATGTGGGCATCATCGCCAATCAGGATCAATACGTTACTTGCATGTACAACTATTCTACACTAAAATCACAAGAAGAAAAGAAACTGCTTTTAGAACTTGGAGAAATATGGTGGTGGGAATCTAATCGATTAATACCTATTAATATCTTTTTACGTGAAGAAATACAAGTATTAAGTTATTCTATGATGACTATGAATTCTAAAGACGTAAATGTTACAATAGGGCCTACAGTAAGTTTAAACAATATGACTATTAAAAGAGTAAAAAGAAAGTCAGTACAATTAATTAAGAAACCTAAGAACTAATCCGTCCGCTTCTTTTATTAATATTTCCAGTAAATTTTTTATCTCCTGCAATGTGTACCATATAAGGTTTTACGTTTTTATTTTGGAAATAACCTTTACGTGTAGTTTTAATATCTTTATTCAAATCATTACACTTCATATGTGTTGCACATTCTGGCCACAAATGTCCGTCCCATGATTTAGGTTTAGCCCAAATACGATGATTATCGTAAATATCTAACATATTATTTTTTAATAACTGTCGTTGTTCAGGTGTGCCTGCAATAACAAATAATCCTGATTCCCAATGTATCATTTTGTTTTGTGTTTCAACATGAACTGCTAAATCGTAACCTTGCAATAATAATCGATCATACCCTTGCGGTATTTGTTTAGTGGTAACAGTATCTGCATCTAACCAAATAATAGGCTCGTCTGTGTTATCTAACAAATTACAAATACTGTATACTTTGTGACTCCATCGAAGTCCTTTTAGATATTTGTTTATTGTTTTTTTATTTGTTTCTTGATTGATTAATTCTTGTGTACGAGTTTTAAACGATGCAAAATTAATTTGGGTATCTAAGTCTATATTAATAATTCTATCATGATCAACTTTGCACTCTTGATGATATAGATATAATTTTGATGAGTCTGGCCAATATTGTGTCCATGCTTTTATAAATCTATTAGCGTATATGTCCCAATGATCTTTATGAAAACTAGTTACACAGATCATTTAATTTGCTCACATAATAAATTCATATGGACTACGCATGCCATTGCATAACTTACAGCATGTGCTTTCTTAAAATAATACTCTCCGTCAGTTGGCTTAGTCCAAACTTCCTTTAGTATAATCGCCCACGTCTCGTCTGCGAGATGTCTTTTTGCAGGACGGATTATTGCTAGTGTTGCGGCGAGTTGTTCTACGGTTGTTGGCTTCAGCTTCTTCAAAAGACTTGAGTGCCCGGAAAGATGAAAGACTTGATCTACGAATTCCTGATGTTCTAGAAGCTCCCATAATGGCTCCTTGTTCATTAGTTCTAAGAGATGTTCTTCATCCCTTATATCTTTATATATGCTTACGTTAAGGAAGTCTAATTTAAAATATCCTCTGTCCTCTGCTGTTTTGTAATCTAATGTGCTTAACAAGTCTACAGGGTTGTGTGGGATTTCTGTGACATATACTCCAGTGTTGTGCTTCTTGCCAGTGTCAAGTTTAGCAACACGGTGTTGTATCTTATCTAATATAATATCTCTATTAGGAAAGTCTATGTCAATATCAGGCATGTTTCTTTTGCTTCTTCTTAGCTCTGTCCCACTTTAGCTTGCTTACACGATCTTTAAATGTGATACCTTGTAGATGATCCCACTCGTGTAAGAAACACTTTACTGAGTATCCTGTAATCTTAGTTGTTACTTTTTCTAGATTCTCATCATAGTATTCTACAAGAATTTCTTCTGGACGCTTTACAGGAACAAACATTCCAGGGAAACTTAAACAACCTTCTACGTCTACAGTTGTTGCTTCTGTGTGCTGTAGTACTTGTGGATTAATGCAGATAGTAGAATTTTCTTTGCTGTCCCCCATAACAAACAACTGATAGTTTAACCCTACTTGACTAGCACTAAGTCCAATACCTTTAGATTCGAGCATTAGCTCTACCATTTGTTGTTTAAGTTCTTTAGGATCAAACCCAGGATTTTCTAAATCAACATCGTCTAGTTTTTTGTTTAGAAATTCATTTGGATAGTGTAATAACTTCATGTGTTTCTTTCCATATATCTAGTAACTACAAATAGTAGTTGCTCGTGTGTATCTTTAAACCACTCTGCAACATGATAATCAACTTTTGGCGGAGTGTCAATTTTTGCATCAACTGTGTCCATCCAAACTACAAAATCAGGATTAATATATCTATGTGCATCAGTTGTTTGACATCTTTTATCTACAACAACAGTGTTATCTGCCGCTACCAAGCCGTCTATGTATCCTTTTAGTTCTGCACGAGGATAGGTATCTTTATTTACATACACTGCACCTAATAAATCTGCAAAAGGTTTTGCTAGTGTTGTTTTTCCACTTCCTTCTGCTCCGCAAATTAAAATAATCATAGTCCACTTTCCTTTGCTACGTCTTTTGCTAGTTGTACATCACCAGGCTGTCTTTTAAACCTTAACGCCCAGTGTTCTGGATTAATCACGTGATAGACTAACTGTAATTGCTCGTCGTTAAATTTGCCTAGCATTTCTTTTCCACTCTTACAATTTAATAGTAACCACGGTGATATTTTGCCGTCTTTGATATGCCATACTGCTCTGTTTAAACTCACATGTTGAAAATAATGATTCCACGGAGCAGGCTCATTTTCACTGGCCCATTCCATCATAGTCTTTACTGAACGTTCTAATGCCGTGCTAACATCTTCTTTTAAAATTAATTCTAGCACATACTTTTCGTACAATGCATCTTTAGCCCAATGATCTAATTTTACACCACTGGTAACAACATAGTCAATGTAATGTTCTGGATACAACGGCTGAACATTGCTAATAAAGCTGCCAAATTTAACAAACGCATTATAGTATTGACTGTTTACAAAATCTTCGTAGGTTTTATCTTTTTTAGAACCTGCACTTAATTTGTAGAATCTATTAAATGCATATAACCCATAACGTACACGCTTTTCGTCTTTTTGTAACCAACGTCTTTTCTTTTCACACATGTGCGCCGCAAGAGTTTTTTCTCGCATATAACTGTTTCCACAGTATTCACACTTGTATGTTTTATCAGAGTTTGATGTCAATGTTATGTTCTTCAGCCAGTTGTTTGAGTTCTTTTTTTGTATATAATCTAGCAAGAATTTCTACCTCTTTTTGTTTCATGTTAGGATGAATTTGTTCTAATAACTTAACTGCTTTGTTATTATCTGCAGATTCTTTCTTCTTATGTCCTTGCCAGGGATGATATTCTATCTTGCCAGTAGCACCACTCATACATAATAGTTGCCATTGTAGTTGTGGATGCTTGCTAACTTCCATGTAATTCTTATTAAAGTATTCGTTGGTTTTAAAAACAGCAAGCTCTTGTTGCTCTCTATTGCCTTTTACATTAGACACATATCTATTCAGCAACCAAAAACTTACTTGTTTCTTTTCGTCATCGCTGAGTTCTTTCCAAACAGACTTTGCGTTCATGTCTACAGCGGCTAGTATGTCTTTTACGGGGAGTTTATTTGCCATCTTTTATAATATAGTATAGTTCAACGGTTTTGTCAAGTTGTTTTTTAAGTGTAGGATGTTCTTGTGCTAGATCGCACAGTTGTTCCCATTCGCCCCAGTGTAATAATCTACCTGTTGCTCGTGCTACTCCGGCAGGGTCCCCTCCCACAATCCAACGAGGGATATCTGGGAGGTCACGATAACGAGCGTAAACAACACCGTCGTTACGCTCGTATATCAAGGGCTCGCCTGGAAGCAGTTTAGCCATTCTTAATAGCAGCAATTAAGTCTGCTTTCTTCATGCTTGCATTGGCTTTAATACCATTTGCTTTTGCATGGGCTAATAAGTCATTTTTAGACATTGCATCTAAGTCAACTTTTGAAGTTGCTTTTTTAGTTTGCTTTGTAGCTGTTTTTTCTGGGTTACGAGCTTTAGTAACGCTAACAGCTGGCGCTTCCTTGGCTTGGATACCAACTGCTTCCTCACCTAACCGTCCAGCAATAGCTCTTAATAGCACACCGTAAATAGGTAGGAAGATAACAAGTCCTACAACAATCTTTAATACAGTCTGTGACCCTGCAATTTCGAACCAGTGTTCTGCCATATATGGGTCTGCACTGTTATTAAACGCAACAGCAAAGAATGTGTAACTATCGATAATGTTTGCTACAATAGTTGACAATGCAGGCGCCGCCCACCATTGCTTGGTGTAGTTTTCACGAATCCATTGGAATACATATACATCAAGGAATGTACCTACAGCATATGCTGTTGCTGATGCAAATCCAATACGTAATGCTACACTTTCTGGTGCACCTTCTGCAAGTACAACAGCAATTGATCCAATGATAGCAAACGGATATGCTGCGGCAATAGTTGCTCTAGCAATACCTTTACCTAGTAATCGCACTGTTAAATCAGTAGCAATAATTACGAGCGGAAATGTAAACGCCGCCCAAGTTAGTTTAACGCCAAAAAATTCAACAGGAATGTTGACTAATGCGTTCGAGATAGTAATGACTACAACATGCAAGAATGCAAGTTTTAACATCATTGACCTATCTACATCTTTAAATAAACCAAACATATATACTCCTTTTATGGTTTTATAGTAATTGACTATAATCAATTAATTCGCTTTGTCTTGAAATTTCTTTAACAAACATAGCACACAACGGCTTTTTTCCTGTAGTAACGGGAATGCATATCAATTGTCCATTTCGTACTTTAGGAAAATACCATTTTACGTCGTTGTAAAAATTAGTTATTTTAATATCACCGAATTCCGGTTTAAAGCTGGATAATGGATTGTATAAAAATGCATCAAATCCTCGATCATTCAAACTTGTTAACGGAAGTACTTCTAAGTCATTTCCACTTTCTGCATCGCCTACAGCAATGCTCCAATCTAGCGGCATTGTAATTTCTTGTCCTGCAATTTCTAGTACCATAGCAGGAGAACTAAACGACTCTAAAAAGATCAAAGGCGGAAAAAAGAAATCAGGATCTTTTGGATCTGAATTATCTAAAACAGCAAATCTAACATCGTCTTCTAATTGTTCTGGTAGGTTGTTTAAGAAAAAACACTCGTTCTCTAAGGTTAATATTCTCATTATTATGTCCAATCAATCTTTTCTATTGTGAAGGGGTATTGTGCCTCCTTGTAAAACTTCTTACGTTGTGTAAGATGTCGCTTTGCAAATTTACAGGTACTTGTTATATCCCATATCTGTACAAAGTCTTTGTCCTTTGCCTTTCTTACGCCTCTGCCTATTGATTGTATTACTCTTACAAAGGACTTACCAGGCTCAATAAGAACGAGGTTAAAAATACGAGGAATATTAATGCCAACGGCGGCAACACCATATGTTGCAATAACCACATGATTGTCTGCTTCATTAATTTCATCATACGCTTCTTTCCTGTCCTTGAGCTTTACATCGCCTTTGACAAACACACTACCTGGAATGTGTTCTTGTAACATTTCACCTGCACTAATTCTGTCAACTAGTATAAGTGTGTTACCTTCTTGCCTAACATTGTTTAATAGTTTTCCAATGTATTCAATTCTGTCTTTGTTCGTTACTAGATACTTCAATTCTGATTGATAGTCGCTATGCGCTTGTGTATCAATCAACTGACAAATGTTTACATGACAGTTAGACAGTACACCCTTGTCTTGCAGTTCTTTTGCTGTGATACTACCTATAACTGGACCAAGGCTAGCATGAATACTTTCGAATTCAAATGCCTCTTTAGGTACTGTGCCAGTAAGTCCCCAACGGATAGGAGCATTGCGTAGGTTGCGTGTAAGCAAATTCTTTAGTACTTCTGCTTTAGCCTGGTGTACTTCGTCGACAATAATCGCGCTCACGCCATCTAAGAACTCTGCGAGACTTAGTACTGCACTGCCGTCTTTGAACTTCTTATCGAGAATGTTCAAGCTCTGCCATGTGCAGATAGTGTGAGTCTTACCTAACTCCTTTCTGTCGCCGAAGTACACCCCTACATCCAAGCCGCAGTTGCGATAGTCTTCTTCAGTTTGTGTAACAAGTGATTTGTTAGGAACAATGACTAGACTACGTCCATACGGCTCACATAAGTGACTTAGTGTTGCTGTTGTAATTGTTTTACCTGCACCAGTAGCAATCTCTTGCAGGCTCTGTGGATTCTTTAAAAAGTTGTTGATTGCTTCTACTTGATAGTCTCGTAGTACAATGTGTTCGCCTTCTGCTGGATGTCCTTTGGGCCAGCGTACATCTTGTTCCTTCCAGTAGTCTTCTGTGATAGTCGGAAAGTTTAATGTTACAGGATGTCTATTATCTTCAATGTCAACTATTTGAACATTGTTCTTTTCTAGAACTTCTACAATCTTGTCAAGATGGTTTACATACCCCGTGCCGCCGATGCCAAAGAACGCAACCTTGCCATCCCAACGTCCTAGTTTATACTGTGGCATGTATCGTGCGTAAGGAACTTCAAACTTGAGCGCACTAGACAATTTACGTCTAACGTCTACGTCAAGACCTTCTAGTTTAATATTAACTTCATCTTCTATTATAAGTTTACAACTTGCCATTATATCGTATCGTACTGCTTGTATCCATAAAGATTAAACGGACTTAATTCTTCTACACTAAAAATAATTAAATCACTCTGATTCATATATTTGTTTAATTCCAAAGGCAATCTATCTGACTGCAAACACAACCATGCTTCTGGCAGTATTCCACTTTCTAATGTAGGCTTTGTAATTTTATTATTAGTATACACAATCTTTGTGCTATTTGCAAGAGAATTATTTAAGTTGTTATCTTTTATATAATTGTTAAATTTAATATTTTCATCTTCTGTGTTATCTAATCTAAACATAACACTGATATCTTTATTATCAACATACTTAGAAAGTAACTTATGAGTTTGTTCGAGTAAACTATATTCGTTTTCGTTAGGTAAAAGAACAAACAACGGATATCTATCAAGATCGTTTAATGTATCAATTATGTTTGAATAGTTTTCGTAGTCGCTTTTATTCCAAACAGAACTATGCTTTCTTTTAACAACTGACCTTGTAAAGTCAGAACATAATGTTAAACTTTCTTCTACACAGACTTCGTCGAAATATGTTAATCCATAATAATTTTTTCTATCATAAAATTTATACAAATTATTTCTGTTAGGGGTTCCGATTTTATGTGTAATATATTTTTCTGCATTAGGATGCAGATTTTTTAATTTATAATCGTAAACGCCAGGAGCATGCTCATGTTTGCTATGCACTATTACTTTTATTCTGTCTAATAAATCTTTTACTTCCTGTTGAATATCAAAATTAGGAAAATCAAAATACTTGTTTATTTGATATAGATTAGTTGGTGTAAGTTTTATAAAGTGTTCGTGGGAACCTTTTTTATGTAAATGGTCTTTATAGGATATACTTTCTTTTATTTGTTGAATAACACGGATTTGTTTTTTACTGAACGGGAATCTAATCCTAATAGCATCGGCACGCCATTCTTCTAAATGCTCTATTGTAATTTCTTTTCGTCTGTCAATTTCTCTAAAAGAGTACCTAACTTCCTTGATACTTGCATTAATATCAATTTCTTTTTCATCAAAAAAATCTTTGTAATACAAGCATTTTTCTATCACAGCATTATACTGACGTTCTGTTAACGCCATGCCTTTACGTACCTGACTTGCTATACTATTAAGAAAACTTACGTCGCTAGATTCTAAACGAAACTTTGGACTGTATGTATTTTCGGATACAAGTAGTTCTAAACAATCTTCTATGTATATTACATTCATGTTATTATTATAACATGTTGATTTTATTTGTCAATCGTTTAAGTGGGATTCCTTGTGCTATTTCTTCCACAGTCCATTCTGTGTAAGAGTAATCGTTGAGCCATTGTTGCCTATCTGGTAAGGGAGGATTATTTAGATTAGTAAGACTTTTAATACTTACGTCCCAGGCAAGACTTGACTGTGATGTGTATGCAGGAATACCTTCGATTACTGAGTGTATTCCTGGATTGCTGGTCCAACTTACAGTAGTGTAAATGTCATCGAAGCCCATATCAAAACTGTCATAAGTGTTAGGCAAATGGCGAGGGTTTTGTCTGATAACATCTTTAAACTGTCTTTCTATATTTTTAACTGAACATCTAGGATGTGGTCGAAATATTATAGGACGGTCTGTGTACGCTCTAATATTTTTAATAGTTTCTGCAACCCAACGATCCATGCTAGGCAACATATCCCATTGTAGACTACGATCGTGTTGTCCGCAGAGTAGAATATATTCGCCGTCTGTGCGCCAAGGTTTTAATCGCAGATCAAGTAGATCGCAACGCCTACTGTCACACCCACTAGCAGCGAAAGAAGCATCTCTATTAATCCCATTTAGCCCTACCTTCCAAGTTGTTCCCCTTTTAATACCGCCTACTTCTAAGACCACCACCGGTTTGGATTGCGCCATAGCTCTTTCCCATATTGCACGGTTTCCAGCCATACGACCATGGAAAAGAACACTCCAAATAACATCAATGTCCCCGTCATTAGAATTGAAACTACAATCATAACCGAGAGACTTACAACCGCTATGAAAAGCGTCAAAAACTGGTTTAGAATTGAGTGCGCCATACTGTGTCCATAAATTAAATTTCATGATTAAATACTCTGTGTATTTAACAGGAACAACAAATGACTGACATAACTGTGGTAACTACCTTTCATCCAGAAGGCTTAGAAAAATATGGACAGCGATTTATAGATAGCTTTGCTGAAAAAGTAGAACGAGTAAAGTTGCTAGTATACGCAGAAGATTGTGTTCCTGTTAATCCTTGTCCAGAACAAATTACAATCTTAGATGCAAGTGAAGCATTGCCTAAGTTAAACAAGTTCAAATTAAAATACAAAGACGATCCAAAAGCAAACGGAACACCGCCGCCAGAAATAAAAGCTCGCCGTCCTAGAGATTGGCACAAAGCGTTTAAGTGGGACGCTGTTCGTTTTGCTAATAAAGTATATGCTGTGTTCGATGCATGTGCTAGACGTCCTAGTAATTGGGTAGTGTGGATGGATGCAGACACCTATGTACACAGTCCTGTTACATACAATCAGTTTAAAGATTTGCTTCCAGATAATTCATACATTACATATGTAGGTAGAGGTAAAGGATCGCAGACTTGGCCAGAGTGCGGCTTCTATGGTATGAACTTAAATCATCCTGTGTGTCACAGTTTCTTAGAAGACTTTGAACGTATGTACGAGAATGCCGAGAACGGTATCTTTACATTAGAAGAATGGCATGACTCGTATGTGTTTGGCGAAATACTTAAGAAGTATAAAGACTTTAATGCCGAGTATGACTATTCAGCAGACATGTATTTACGAGAAGCAAAGACAGGTGGAGGAGGTCATCCATATATCAATGGTATACTAGGTACATGGTTTGATCATATGAAAGGCGGAAGAAAAAATAAAGGCAAATCTGACATTAAAGATATAATGGTTAATAGAACAGAGAATTATTGGAAATAAAGTATAGTTTCTAAGCCTTGAACAAAAGTAATTTCAACTCTATCATTATTGTTTAAATTTAGCATTTCTCGTAGTCTATTAGTGTGTCCTATTTCTACCCAATTGTATCTTTTAAGGTATTTAAACTTTGGAGGTTTAATAATAAGTGCAGGCAAATTGTTTATTTTACAATTAGCTAATCTTAATTTAGAATCCTTATATTTTCCGTCGGTTATTAAAATATCAGTGTGCCATTCAATATCAGGTCTATAATTATCTAACAAAACATTTAGAGTACCAGGATACAAATTAGGAAGAAATCTAGGAAACCATGTGTTTGAATTATTAGTTCCGTCTATTATTGTTCCGCTTATAGTTAACGGTGTAGGTTTCATTTACTGCACCAAACAGTTTTTCTCTTCTTTTGTCCTGGATCGTCAGCACTTACTTCATGAGTAATTGTTACTTTTTTATATAAAGACTTTAAAAAGTTTATTTGTTCGTGTTGTTGTTCTTTTTTACCGTTTGTTTCAAACAAACAATGATTTGAATTATTATAGACCCATTCTACTAAAGATTTCCAATCTTTAATCCACATACATACAGATAATAAAAATATTACATCTATTTTTTCATTAGCAAAATTATTTAATAAGTTATAGTCTTCTTTATCTAAGTCAAAAACATAAAAACTAAGATTACTATAATTATGAGTATTTGATATTCTATTAGCAACATTAACTAATCTATAATCAAAGTCTATGCCGATACCTTGTTTAATTTTAGACTGTATTTCGTATAACATGCCACCTTGGTTACTACCAATATCTAAAACAGTTTTTCCTGTAAAGTCATAATCTATATGCTCATAACGGTAACTAGGTAATCTTTGTCCTTGAACAGTCTCGCCTAATATATTAAGAGTATGATATCCACCTTCAAATGCGCCACCGTTGTATGCTTTTCCGCTGGTTATAGTATATTGAAGTAAATTTTTTATTTTATCTCTATTGTTCATTATCATCTTTCCATGGTCCGTGTACAGCCCAAGAATGTTTAGTCCATTTAATTTCTTTGTCAGCTGTATATTCTTCTACTATTTTTTCGCCATTAAACTTTGATTCCTGGCGCAATTTTTTAGGTATCTTACTACCGTAGTGTACAAATCCCAAATCATAAACATGAAATCCATTCCCATAATCAATATTTGGGATCTTATACGAAGGATACTTGTCAAACATACTTTCTACAGCATGTCCGTCGTATGATTTTTTGAGCTTAAAAATAGTCCCACTATCCCATATATTTTCATAATAATCGATAAGTTCATTTAATTTAGGATGATTCATATTAAAGATTATAAATCCCGAATCGTGCCCCTTTCTTTGCGACTGACCAGTTGCCCAAATATAATCTAAGCTGAGAAAGTCTTCTAACATAGCATTAAATTTTTTCTTGTTAAAATTTAAAACTTCAATGTCTGTATCTAATAGTATTAATACATCGCAGTTTTTTAAATTTCTAACCGCCCATACTTGGCTTTGCATTTTTTTCCAAAAGCTATTAGTTTTCTTTTTTCCGTTATTATAAGTTACCCAATACTCACTATTATAATTTACAATATTGTCCCAGTTTACTAGATTAATAAAATTATAGGTTATTAACGTATCGTCATGGACAATATGTTTGTCTCCGGGTAATTTTTCCCAACTAGGCAAACAGTATTGTGCAATATGCTGAAAATATTTTGCATCTGCTAGTCCTGACCATTTTATTTTCATAAATAATTCCTCATATGTGCCCATGCTTTTCCGCTTGCAAGTTCTGCAAAATTCCAATGACACATTGCAAGTTTATTTAACCATGGTTCTCTATCAAAAGTTTTAGGTGATTCTATTTTAGTTAAGTCGGTATTTGCAATATCGTATGCTTGACTTATTCTCGGATTTGGATCTGTAACGAATACAGGTATACCTTCTATTGCGCCGGCTACTCCAGGACTACTATTATAGGTTATACAAGCCCAAGCACTCTCCAAATCCTGCTGTATAGTTTCTGCTCTACTAATTCTAACATTTGGATGATTTATTCTAAGGTATTGTTGTGCTCTACGATCGCCAGGATGAGCTCTAACAATAATAGGTCTGTCGCTGATTTTAGAAAGTATGCGTATTATTTTATGACACCACTCCATAACATCTAGTCCACCCATACTCCAGCCGCCATTTCTTTGCAGACATATAAGGATATGATTTCCTGTAGTCCTCCAAGGTTTAACATTGATATTTAAATCTTTACTTATTTGTTGCCATCTTTTGGGATCCGGATTATCCCAAAAGTAATTGCCAGTAGTTGGAAATACATCATTAGCACTATATCTTAAATAGTGATGGGGAGTATTAGCTTTTCCAACCTTGTATAAAAACAAATTACTATCTGCTGTAATAACATGTTTACCGTGTAATAGTTGATTTTTAATAACTTTTTTTCGCAATGATAAGTGAGAAGTGTTACCACTATTTGCATGCACCCATCCTTGTATAATAGCAACATCGCTAGGAATATAGTCAGCAGAATGTTTTATGATTTCGTCACTACTTGTGCTAACACCTTTTGCAAAGTTTTCTAGTATTTGTGTCTTTTCTGTAGTCTTTCCCCGATCTTTTATTGGAATACTAGATAGATAACTAACTACCTTCATTTAAAATTTTCCAAGCTGTTCCATTTTGATATTCTACTTCAGTAAACTGACAATAACTTAGATGCCTTAACACTCTTAAGATTTTTTCTTTTTCGGGAAAATACGGATTATCAATACTTTTTAAATCTTTGTTACATAATGGCTCTGCAGCGTTAGGTCCTAAAGTAAATGCAGGAAGTCCGTACATAACTGCTTCTAAAGCAGCTATACTATTGTAAGTAATAACACAATGAACATTTTTATCAAATGCAATCTGTATAGGATCACTAGCTACTCTAAGTTTCCTATTTTGTTCTTTTACTCGGATTACAATTTCTTTATTACTATATTTTTTAATTTCTTTAACTGTAGATTCTACCCATTCATTTACAGTTAACCCGTATATACTCATTACTTTTTGACTTGGAGGACATAGTAATATATTTTCTCCTCCAAGTTTTCTATCTCGGAGTTTAAATTTAATTAAATCTAATCTGTCAGAAGGACGTTCAATAATTGATTCAACGTTTTGATAATTGCCTTTAGATATTCTATGATAATGTTTTAAATGTCCATTACCTATATATCCAGTATCAATATTATACCATATTAATCCTCTTTGCTTACACGTTTCAATTGCTTTAACCTTAGATTTAGAATTTCCTCGTACGATAACAGGCACGTTAATATCTAGTGTTTCTAGTTGTTCTTGATTAATTAATTTACCTTTTGCTCCTAGAGCAAACTTATGCGCAATACGATCGTATCCTTTTTCGTCTGGGTCATCGCTTTGAGCAAAACAATAGCATGTTGGTGTTGTTGCTGACATATCTTTAATTTCTCTTATGACTGTTTCTATGTTTTTATCATGGTACAATCCTTCCGGATCTACAAGAACATCTAAAACTGATTTACCAATAGATTCAACTTCAGGTAACACTCCGTCAAAAGGAGATAACCGGTTTTTCTTTCTATAATAATTTTGGTATTCTTCGTAATTTTCTCTTTCTTTATTCCATAGATCAGAGTATTCACAGTTTTTATAGTTTTCAAACCAAGGTCCGCCTTCGGTGTAATGAATAAGTTTAGGATGTCCGTCTTTCGGTTCTTTATACCAATTTACTAACCAATTCCACTCATGATGGATTTCGCCAATTTCTGAATCATCTAACCAACTAAATCTATGTAAATATTTTCCATCAATATTACTAGCATTTACTAATTCCTTTGTTAACACACGATTACTAGGATGCGCACAGTTAATAAGCATCATGCTTGACCAATTTTTTCTTGGATAGACAGTTTGTTGCTTGCCATCCATCTTTGTGCCTTCAGCAGGAGTATAATCATGTTTAACACACATCACCGCATACTTGTCGTCTGCTTGATCTAACAATTCTTTAATATCTGTTGTAAGAATCATATCACAATCTATGAATAATGCCCAGCCTTCAAAATTCATAATTTCAGGAACAAGAAATCTTGTAAAAGTAAATTCTGTAGAAGATAATTTATCTTTATCTCTCCAATACAGACCTTCTTTGCGTAGTATCTTTTGCTTTAACGGATGTATGCAAACATTACTTGATTTGGTTTCTATAGAGTGTTTGCAAACCTGATAGGCAATATCTTCTCTACTGTCCCACCCAATAAAAATATTAAAGTCTACTTTAGTTTTTTCTTTCAATATCTTCTTCTCTGCAATCTGTACCGTACTGTATTTCAACAATACGAAGTAAATTATCACTCGTGTTATTTAATTTGTGCCATGCATGTACAGGAATATGTATGTCTTGATGTTTATATAATATAACATTGTCTAGCACTTCCCATTTTGTACTTTGCTGGTATTCAACAGATGCTGTGCCTTCGCTGACTAGCCAGTATTCACTTCTTTTACTGTGTCGCTGCATTGACAAACTACATCCTGGATTGACGGCAAGCTCTTTAACCTTTACTCCTGGTTCTTCGTGGAGTACTCTGTAGTAGCCCCAAGGTCTTTCTGTTCTTGGTGCTTTCCATTCCTCAAGTATCCAACTACTCGAGTTAGCTTTGTTTGTACCACCAACACCAAATTCAAAACTAAGATTTTCAGCAACAACTTCCATTTCAGGAATGTTGCTGTCATTTCTATCCCCACCGTTAGCAAATACAACTTCATCTTCTTCATAGTTCCAGCAGGTATCCTCTATAAACTTTTTACATGTATCGTCAGCATCGTAGTCATCGTCGAATGCAACAACAGCGTCAACCATGCTAAGTGCTTGTATTACTGCGGCTCTTTCTTCGATGGGCATGAATGCACGACCTTTCTTTCTTGTAAGCCATGCGTCGGAATTAACACCTACAATTAATCTATCACCTAATTGTTTGGCGGCTAAAAAATATTGTATATGTCCTGAATGAAGAGGATCAAATCCTCCAGTGACTAGTACTACTTTCATAACACTATTTACAATGTAATGTTTTTTATTCTAGTAACTCTGATTTATATTGTTTTTTGTTTTTTGATATAATTGTTCTATGTCTTTAATATCAACATTAGAATCACAATACACTGCTTCAAAAAGGTTCATAATAAAATCTATAATAACTTGCTTTGGATGTCGGTTATCCTTGCCAAATGAGTCATAAAATAAATCTAAAACAATCTCATATGAAGGCCAATAAAACAAATTTTTATTTAATTCAGTTTCGTTGTCTCTTAAAAATTCATCCAGTGCTGCTCTCAGAATACTTTTACTTACACTATTTGCACTTAAACAATTTATAGGACGGAATGTTGCAGCAAGTGGTACAGGCGATAATGTAAACAAAATTTTTGCGTTAGGTACATTTAAATTAATATAATTTTTTATTTCTTGCAAACATTGTTTAGTTTCTTGCATACTACAAACTTTAAATTTATGTCTAGAAGGATCTACATTTTCTTTAGGAATTGCTCTCCAAAATACTTCGTCTGTGACCTCATCGTACCATATTTCAGAAAGTCCTAATGTTATTATAAAAAAATCTGTATTTAAAAAAATCTTTTTTGTACGTAATCTAATCTCTTCATTGTAGCCAAATTCTTCACCGTTATAACCGTGCCATAACTCTTGGCTAGGTCTTAAATTATCAAAAGCCCATTTGAATTGTGATAATAATGAATGTACATTTACTAATCCTTCACCAATGCTACTTACATAGATATCAGGATCTTTTTCTTTTGAAGTAGTGTATCCTATTTTTGATAAATGTTTTGAAATATTATCAGCAAAGCAACTACCAAATGCAGTAATCTGAGTATCTGCATTTATAATAGGCGAGTTATCAGGAGTCCATCCGGTTAATAAATATTTTTCAAGAAAATTTTCTTTATCAAAATCTTCCTTATAGGGATTAAAATTACAGTTATCACCTCTATAAAAAGACCTACCAATTTTTCTTTTGCCAATATTATCTAATCTACCATCTCTTTTATTTGCTGGTCCGTCTACTCTTTTTATACTCATAAAGTTGCATCTTCCATTCCTGCGACTCGCAGTTTAACTACATTAGTAATCTGCCATTGCTTTTGATCAAGTGCTTTTAACACACCTAACCACTTATTGCGTAACAATGCAAATTCGTTGATGATCTTTTCATAGTCAACAACATCTGCTTCACCGTCAACATACTTTTCTACGTCACGACTTGACAACGCTCGTTGATAGTTTTCAAGATATTTTTTAAAGAAAGAACTACGCAGTCTGCGTAGCTCTATATTTAGATAGTTAAGAATTGCTTCAATCTCTTGAAGTTGATTAAAACGATGTTCGACTACTCCTGGCATAGCCGCCGCAGCTCTTTCTACATTACCTGTAAGTCTGCACTCCTGACGAGCTTCATCGAGCTCGCCGGTAAAGTAGTTAATTGCATCTGGAATTTTAGAAATATCTCTAGATACCTCTGAATACCAACCCATTAGTAGTCCTCATCGTCATAACTTTCATCTAGATCAAGATAGTAATTAATAGCAACATCAAGATGTTTGTCATTGCCTAAACAGTTAGTTAACACAACATCGTCAACTCCGTAATCAGCAAGTAAGTCTACAAATCTTTCTACTGCAATTTCAATCTGTTTTTTATCAATATACTCTTTAAACAGATTCCAAACATCTGTGATTTGTTCTTCAGTCATTAACAGCGGGCTCCTCGATAGTGGTAGAAGTTTCATCTTCTACAGAGGTATTTACCACTGTGTCATCTTTTTGTGCAAAATCTAACATCACTTTATCGAGCAACTCGCCTGTCCAATTCTTTCTATATTCCTTGATCTCTTCACCTTCTGCTGTAGTATAACGCAGACGGTTACCATCTTTAACCAGTACACCTTTCTTTTCAAAAAGATCTACAATACCTGAGTAAGGATCCATACCTGTTTCATATGGGATCTTAACCTGTACACCTTCAAACGGTTTAGCATAACGAGTCTTCATTACCTTACAAGCGGCACGGATACCGTGTACTTCTGAAGTCTTGTTACCGTCTTCGTCTTCTTTGAGTTTTAGTTTTTTCATTGCTACAACAATACTTGAAGCATATACAAAGCCTTGCCCACCCGAGATCTTATCATCCGGATCAAACATATCTTGGCTTGCATATGTATGGTTAGTACATACCATGCCTACATTGTAACTACCGAACATATTAACACAGTTACGAACAAGTGCTGTTAGTGCCTTAGGCTTACGACCCATGTCACCTTTCATGTCACCCTTGTTAAACTGATCAACGTCAGTAGGTGTTAGCAACATACCCAGCGAATCAATAACAAACAATACCTTAGGACGGTCTTCTTCATTCATTGCTTTGTAGTCGCCCATAAACACTGACACTGTTTTAGCAACATCGTCAATCATTGACATGTTAAGTTTTAACAGTTTGTCTTCTGAAGTATCTACACCAAGTGCGTGTAACCACTGCTCGTCAAGAGCGTTTTCTGAATCAACTAGAACAACATAGATACCTTGTTCTTGTGCGGCTTTTACAATGTTGCCTGAGCAGAAGTATGATTTGCCTGAGCCCGACTCGCCTGCAAATACTGTTACCTTACCAAGCGGAACACCTTTGTGCCAGTCTCCTGAAATAAGATAGTTAAGTGCATAGTTACCTGTGCTAATCCAATCAGTAGGATCGTTAAATCCTGCACTCATACCTGTAATGGATTTTGTTAGTGAAGTCCTAAACTTGCTAGGATCAAATGCCTTTGCCATATAATCTCCTAATCTAAAAAGCAAATGGGGGATTGCTCCCCCATGATATTACTGTCCTTGACGTGAACGGATCATTGCAAGAATGTCTTGCGCATTTCCGCCATCACCTGCAGATGCTTCTGCTTGTGGTGCTGGTGCAGGATCGGGTGTAAATGGTACATCCGCTGTTGCAGTAGTTTCAGGAATTGGTGCAGGTTGTGGGGTAGGAGCACTTTGACTAGTTGCTGTAGCATTTGGGCTAGCAGCCATGTTTGGATCACCTGTGCGAGCTGCCATACCTGCAGGACGGAAGTATTGGCTCCAACGATCTGGATCATATGCTTCGCCATCTACTGATGCTTCGAACATTTCTTGCATTACTTTAAGCTCTACGTCTGTCGGCTTTTTAGGTAAGAAGTCACTTAGATTAAACAAGCCATGTGTGTTAACTGCCTGCATTTCCGCATCACCTAATGGACGCTCACGACGTGCCCACTGTGAAGTAGAATAGTCTGCATATCCACCTTTGCTTGTTTTATTAAGACGGAAGTCTACACCTGCTGTGTAATCTGTTGGCAATTCTTCCATGTCTGGATCCATAAGCGCCTGCTTAATGATCTGGAAGATTTGTGGACCAATGATAAACCTACGGATTGGATTTTCCGGAGTAGTATCATCAGATAGCGGGTTGTCTGTAACAAAGCCTTGGAAGATGTAAGAACGCTTTTTCCAATACTTACGACCCATGTCTTCTAGTGAAGGATCTTTAAACCAGCCACGAACTTCGTTGAGAATATTACATGACTCACCGTACATTTCCATACAAGGAATCTGTACTTGTACTGGCTTGCTAGATGTATCGCCTTTAACTCCACTAAAAGGAAGTTTAATCATAAGACGTTCTGTCCAGAAGAAAGTGTTGTCTTCATTACCGTCAGGTAAGAAACGCATGGTTGCTGTTTCACCTTCGTTCATGTTCCAGAATGGATAGATTGCGTTATCACCGCCGCTTGATTGACGGTTGCCTGAAGCGCCTGCTTCTTGTTCTTTGAGCTTCGCTCGGATTTCTGCTAATGATGCCATAGTGCCTTTTCTCCTATAATATTTGCCTATATGCTTTAGTGCCTATTTGTGTAGCACAATGTATATACTACACAACTTTATTTAGTTTGTCAACTAAATTTTTGAAATTTAACAGGATTTTTTACAATCCTGCTAAATCTTTAATTCTACTTAATTCTTCGTTGCCTTGATCAAACTTTGCGCCAACTTCGTCGTACATATCGTGTACTAGATCCATTACTGATGTATCTAATCCCATTGGTCTCTTGCCTTGGATTAGTTCAGCAATAGAGTAGAAATCTTCTAGTTGGCTTGCAATCATTCTTACGTCTTCGTCATGGCCGCCTTTTCTTGCGTCTTCCATTTCTTGTTGCTTTTGTTTGATCATGCCGGTTAGTTTTTGCATAACTTTTTTGTCAGCATCGTTTAGTTTACGGTTTTCTTGCATATCAGTGTCCTTGTAGCCCATAACTTCTGCAACTTTGTTATTGATCATCTCAAGCATTTTCTTTGCAGTTTCAATATATTCTTCGCCGTATTCTTTTTCTACTTTTGTAAGAACAGCAGTTTCGCCTTTTGGAATTTGTCCAGTCTTTGGATTTACAAACTGCATAACATATTCGCCTAATGGTAATTGTTGTTGCTCTGATGATTCGTCGCTTTCAGAAGCATTGTCAGTATCATCATACATACCTGCGATGCCGCCGGTATCAAGACTATCGAGTGTTCCGTTAAGAGCACTTAATATTTCTGGGTGCGGTGTTTGCCCGTCAATCTTAACTGAACGAGCGCCTCGTGTATATTCTACTGAAACTTTATCTTTATCGATGCCTGTTTCATTACTAAATGTGTCACGAATAACTTGTTCTGCCTTTGTGTATCTTACAGGAACTTGTAGTTCAATTTCTTCGCCATCTCTCGGACGCTCATCGAACGGAACAAAATCGCCTTCTATGCCAAATCTTTTGTGTAGTGCGGCATCCATGTCATTATCTCTGTCTGCTTCACTAGTTTGTTCGTCAATTTTTGCTACTTTTAAATCTTCATCTGGACCGTAATAATCTTCGAGAGAATTGTTCTTCTCGTCATATACCCATGGGCCCTGTCCGCCGCCCTCTTCCGAGTGTGGATCATTATCAAATGCCTGTAGTTTACCCATGTAATCTACAATCTTAAATATCTTCTCACTTTTAGGATCTTTAACTTTAAATAGTACGTCGTCCTCTTTCATGCCACTAAAAGCACCGATTACATTATCAACTATATCTCGTCGATATCCTTTTGATATATTCATCTGTCTTAAAACACTTCCTAAATTTAGGCTTTTTATTGCTTTAGGAATCATATCGTAAATTTCTTTTTCTGATGCATTAGATGATACACCCATCTTTTTCAATTCTTGAGCAATCAATGTTGCATCGTCAACAGCTTCTTTATCAGCTTCGCTAAATTGACCCATTAGGTCTTCGAAGCTGGTTTCAATTGCGTCGTCATAACTATCAACTTCCATCATAGGAGCCATATCTTTTAACATGGCTTCTATTTCATCTTCGTCGTATTTGCCAGATTGTGCAAGCATGTCAACTAGCTTGAGGATTTCGTCCTTTGTCATACCGCGTGGAATGTAATCACCCACTTCGCTAGGCTCGGCAGGACCACGACCGCGAACACCTTTCAACACTTCTGCATAAGTGCGTTCTACTCGATCTCTGCTGTTTGCCATCATTGATAGATCGCCGTCTTCGTCTAGTAAATCTTCCGGACCAATTTCTTCTGCAAGTGTAGTTTCACTTACTAGTCTGTATACATATGGGAATACATCTTTTAGCTCTTCGTTAAATTGACGAATTGTAAGTTGATCAATCCAATTTTCTCTAACGTCATCAGGTACATCTTCCATTACCGTTGCTTCAAAACCTTCTACTGCTTCTGTGTAGTATCCTGTTCTTTGTAAGCCTTGTACTCTCGATTTAATAGTTTCAATTCTTTCACTGACTGCATCTACGTACCTTGCTAAACCTTCTGCCATTACACTAGAACGACTCATGTAGTTTTTAAACTTACGTAGGCTAGATAGTTCTTCTGACAATCCTGTGATGTGCTGACCGAACTCATCAAATGGTTTGCCGCCTTCTGCTACGTGACGAGCCATTGCTCTTGCTCCATTTAAGTGACGATACGGGTACTTAAATCTTTCTCCGTCTGCACTTTCAATATAGATAGAGCCAATACCTTGTGTTCTGCTAACAGGATTTTCCTGATTAACGTTTGCTCTATGCTTGATAACAATACGTGCAGAATCAACATCCTGATAACTTGTTCTGCTAGTTCCGTATAATTTTGATTCGGTCATTTGAGTGTCCCCGGTATTTGCTAAAAAATTGTAATCTCGTTTTTTTAGATTCGATCTGTTAATATCACGTATGTCAAAATTTAACATACGCTTCTTGGCAAACTGTCTTAGTTCTTTAAGAAAGCTGTACCATACATTCTGTGTTCCTTGATCTTCGTTGTTTATAAAATCATTAGAAAATGTAACTGATATTCCGTCATCTTCTGAAAGGGCAACACTTACTTTGCCTAATGATTTTCCTTCTGTTGTAAAAGTAAAATCAAAAAATCTAGCAGTTTCAGGTTCCGTTACAACTTCTCCCGCTTCGTTGCCGATTGTTAAATTTTCAAATCTGCCTCTAATTTTAGAAAACAGATCACTTGCAATTTTATCAAGGTTGTTCATAATTGTATTTATCAATAGTTATTACTAATGAAGATCGGCATTGGCGGCTCATAATCTTCTTCTTGCTCTGTTTGTACAAAGGTATTGTAAACTCTAGGATCCCAGTCTTTTAATACTGCCATCATTCTAAGTGCTAACAAAGTTGCTGATATAAGATCGTCGTTGTGTCCTAGTTTTGCTTGATAGGAACTGCCCGTAGCTACAAAGTTTTTAAGTTCACTTATAAATGGTTTACTGCGTATTGTCATTTTATCGTTTTCAATCATTGTCTTTAGACGACTACATGCTGTAATTTTTGTAGAGTGTGTTGTGTTAAATCCTTTGCGGAACTTTCTAACATGTCCCTTTCTAATTGGTTCACTTACAAACATACCTGGAATATTTTCTTCACCGAAATCGTTGATAACAATAAGTGCGGCTTCGCCTATGCCATTATTTTCTACACTCCAGTATATATTGTTACTAATGCCAGTTTCTGATTCAATATATCTACAAATATCTGCAAGTATTCTTATCTGACCTGGAATAGCAGTTTGATTGTGTTGCCATTCTGCAACCTGCTCATAACTAGGCAATTCAAATACTTGGATGGCTGCAAAGTCTCCACCAGTGCCCATACTAGGGTCTAATGCAACTGCATATGTATATTGACTCGTTGGCTTTTTATACCAACGAGTCTGGCCCATGTTTAATATAGGACTTGATCCTTCTAGCACAGCAAGTTTAATAGAGTTTATCAGTGTTTCGTCAAATACTAAAAATTCACAGCCGTATTCTCTGCGGAATTTTTCTTCGCCAATACGACCAATTTCTTCTTCTTTCCATTTTTCGTCTCTGTCAGGATGCTCCCACCAATCTGCTCTAAAAGAATAAAATCCATTAATGCCAACTTCACTTTCGTTACCGTGTGCGTCAAACTTTTGCTCTGCTTGTTTCCAAATTGTAGCAAATGTATCTTCGTCTGAATTGGGTGTACTTGTTAGAATAGATCTACCACCTGTTGCTAGTGTAGGTGATATTGATGTCCAGAACTCTTCCGCAATATTAGGCTGTACGAACGCAAACTCATCGCAGTATAATAGTGAGATACTCATACCACGTCCTGTGTTGCCTGTTGTTGTTTGGCTTACAATTCTACTACCGTTTTCAAACTCTATACTACCTTTGTTGTAACTTGTAACACCTGCACGAATAAAGTCTGGACACATTTCATATACATAGCGAATACGTTGCATGATTTCTTGAGCACCTGTGTACTTGTGTGCCGCAATCAAAATAGTTTGATCTGGATTAAACATTGCATACCAACACAAATAGATAGCTGCACAAGTAGTCTTTCCCGTCTGTCTAGGCATCATGTTAATGTTAAATCTATAATTATGATATGAATTGAGTAATCGTAGTTGATATTCGTAAGGTTCAAATAATAATTTGCCTTTTACAGGATGCTGAATGTAAGCAAAATTTTCTGCAAAGTACAAATAACCTAGATCAGGATCCATACAATTTGCAAGATGATTGATCTGCTCTTCTGTATATGTTTCTTTTTTATTTGCTTTTTTGGTTAATACACCATCTAACGATTTACTCATACTTTTATTTAACCATAAAAAAAGCCCCTTGCGGGGCTTTTGATTTATCCTGCGTCTATGCAGTTATTAACTCGTTTGCCGCCTTTCATTTTAGTTGGCTTTGTAGGATGGATTTTCTTACCGTCCCAACAAGCTGGTCCACCTGCTGGAGACTTTTTACCTTTCTTCTTATTACTACTTTTCTTGCCTTTTCTTTCTAAGACGTCTTGCGTAACTTCAAAGATTTTCATTTTTTCTTCTTTCCGCCTTTTTGATCTTTGCCAGTAGCGCCTGCAATAATATCGCCTCTAGTTACTTTATCATATGGAGGATAGTTGTTTGCTAAATTACCATCGCCTTTCTTAGATTTCTTTTCTTCAAGAGCTCTATATAGCATATCTTTGATACTTTCTACAGCCATTGCGTTGTCGCCGTCCTGAGCTTTGGCATACATTTTCTTTTCACGATTTAAACCACCTGACAAATCTTTTGTCATGTATTGTGTATCTTTGTATTCTTCTTCGTCAGGAGAACCATCTGGACTATTAGCATATGATTCATTATTTCCGCGAGCTTCTTCTTCCGCACTGTGTAGGAAACTTATTGCTTCTTCTGCCGCTTCTGCTTGTGCTTGTGGACCGTCATGTATTGCATCCATAACTATGCCAATAGCTTTTTCATAGTGCGAGCCTTCTGGAGCATCACCATTTCTTAAGTAGTCGCCTAGTTCGTCTGCAATGTCATCGGCCATGTCATTATCGTCCATTGCTGCATTTTGGATTTCAGAAATATCACTCATAAGTCTTGCGAATACTGAATCAGGATCTTCTGGCTCTGCATTACCGCCTACTACTACTTCTTCAAGACCACTAAGTCTTCTAATACTGTTTAGATCTTCTTGACTTTCATCCAGTCCCAGCAATGATACCGCTTTTTCTGAACTTTCTTCATCTGCAGGTTCGCCCATTATTCTTTCAAACTCGTCGAACATTGCTTTAGTGATAGGTGTATCCTCATCACTTAAAAATCTCAAGGCATTACCTAGTATTTTGTCTTCGCCGTGTTTTGCTACGAGTGCATCGTATTCACTTTTTTCGACTGTGTCTAAATCCACACCCGAATCTTGAAAGAACTTAAACATGCCGTCTGCTAAACTACCGATGTCTGCACTGTCATATTGATTATATTTTTTATACCAAGATCTTAGTTGATCTTCGTCTGCTTCTTCAATGCTTTCTTCTTTAGGCATTAGTGCAATGTCGGGTTGGTTATCACCGTCCATGTCAACATCTAATTTAGTGTCTGATGGACCTACTTGTCCTGCACCTGATAGTCCTGCGTTTTGCATGAGTTTTAATAAATCATCTACATGATCTTTGCCACTTGCGTTTAAACTTACGTTCATTGAAACTGGCTGACCTTGTGGCTCTTGTGGCATAGCTGCCGGAGCTGGCACAGGCATTGGAGCTTCGCCTACACGATTAAATGATTCTAAAATAGATTGCATACTATTTTTGTCTGCTGATGTAGCTGTCTTAGACTTGCTTTTAGTTGTTGCATCAAAATTCTTTAAGATGTCTAACATATTGTCACTCATGATTAACTTCCTAACGGGCTTTTACTATTTTCTGAATCATCAATATCTGTGCTTTCACCCACTGGTGCGCCTTCCATTGGATCATTATCTCTTTCTTTGCGAACTTGCTCTAGTTCTTTTAGAAGATCCATAACACGAGTTGTGCCCGCTGTACTCTGCGGATCTTTAACAGGACCGTCTTCTAATTCTTCTTTTGTAAGCAATGCTTCGTATGGTTCGTTTGACTTAGGTTCTTGGTACTCTTCTTGAGCTTCGCCTACGCCACGTACAATAACATGACTTACAGGTAAATCACAGCAATATGGAATATATTGTTCTAACACTTGTCTAGTAGTTGGATAGTTTAAACTAACTTCGTAGTAGGTAACTTCCATGTTTGATAATTGTGGGAAGTCTAATGGACGTTCCTGAATAGGAGTTTTCTTTCCACTACTCATGTTAGCGACACCAAACTTTTGCAATGATGTTTCTAATTTATCTACACACCCTTCTGGTAATTCACCAGCAATTCCAATTTTGAAATCATAGGTCTTTTTTGATTCGGTCAAATATTCTACAAAACTTTTCATAATATTATTTATCCTTGTCTAGCCCTTTTAGACGCTCTAGTAGGCTGTTTCTATCAGTGACAACATATCCTTCGCCATTGATAATACCTTGTTCATCATTCGAACTATCTCTGTCCAGTTTTTCTTTTTTTAATTGCAATTCTACCATTTTTAACTTTTTGTCCAACTTTGCAACTTTACTATCTAGGTTAGTTTTTAAAAATGTGCTGGCTACTTCAAATACTCTACCTGAATAGCGACTTTCTACATTCATACCTAGATCCATTAAATCTTCATATGCTGCCATGGCTTTGTCAGCAACTTCGTCTAATTCTTCGTCAGCCATTTCACCTAGGCCTTTTACTTTAGGCAAAGCAGAAGCAATTTTGTCAAACTCTTGTATTTCGGCAACAACTTCTTTGTTCTTTTGTCTTTGAGTTTTTTTAGATTCTTCTTTTGCATCTTCAACAAACTGTTGATTTTCGGGCATGTTTAATAAATCTTCTAGTTTCTTAGTCATAACACTAACCTTAATATACGCACTTATTTATCTGCGTCTTCCTTGATGGAAAATATCCTTTTCACTGATTACACGAAACTTAATGCCTTGTTGTTTACACCATGCATTTGCTGCTTCCCATTTTGCTTGATTTATAACCCAATGTGCTTTATTGTGTTGCGAATTGCCTAGACTTTCTTTTACGGTTTGATTTTCTGGTTTTACTTCTATTAATTCTACATGTTGTCTACCGTTTTTGTCTGCATAAGCAATAAAAAAGTCTGGTACATAAATTGTTTGTTTTCCGGTTAATGGATTACGGTATGGAATTCGTATTGCTTCGCTTGCCCACTTTGCTATTCCTGCATGTTCGTCACAGAACCGCATAAATGCAAACTCCCAACTCGAACGATAAGTAGGTGTTTTGTTGCCCATGTATTTGTCAGGGTTTTTTAGATTAAATTTTCCTTGAGCAAATCTAGACATTTTAATTACCTAAATCTAAAACTAGCAGGATAAAATTCGTTTGAGCCAGTATTTGACAGTTGTGCATTATTGCTAGCGTCTAGCCATACTAATTTTTCTACTATCGATGATCCTTCATACCATATCCACAATCCAGTAGGTTCACTAGGACTTAGTGTTATTGTACCAGAACTTAGATTTGCATAGTCTCCGTCGCTAGCTCCTGAATACTGTCTACCTATTTTTACTGCTTTTGTTACAGTAAGTTCTACTGTGTCACCTACAAAATATGTTTTTGTTTTGTTAGAACCATTATCTAAAATTCTATCTTGGCCTTGCGTATAAAATGTGGCTGTAGTTATTGCATAAGTTTGATTAGGAGTGTCATCATAAAATGGAACCAAGTTGTCTCCTGTAACAGATGGAATAGAGTTGCCTTGACTATCAGTTGCGCTGGTTATATTTAAGGTCATAAAGTTGCCTTTTAGAATAGGTCCTGCTTTAAGAGTAAAGAGCCAATAGTTAAGTGTTCGCATAAAACCATCAATTGTTGGAACATTTGTAACTGTTAACGTACCTGTAGGATTATCAAAATAATCACTGGCATTGCCCTGATCTACAGTTATTTCATAATCAAATGTTGTGCCTGCAGGAATGTTGTATAATATTGCATATATTCCTAGTTTAGCGCCTGGTGGATAATAATAGTCTGTTGTTGATCCACTCACTAAAGAATTTACTCTTCCACTTGAACTTGAGTCCCAGTATAGTTGCCATCTAAGCCAATCAGGAGTCCTTGTTGTTCCGTCATCTACCACTGTTATATTTAGAGAATCTCCATTTGCGCCGTCATTGACAGATATAGTCAAAGTTTGTGTAGGCTCTATAGCTTCATTTGCGAGGATTGTAAACCTTGCTGTTCCTGTGTTATTGTTTATTTCAAAGTATTGTCTTCCTCTAATTGCCGCACCAGAACTGTTTGATACTTCGTAATACCAGTTTCCGCTTGTTGATGTTACCGTTAAAGGAACAATAGTACCGTCTGGAACATTTGTTGTTGTAAGTGTTACAGTAATTGTGCCATCACCTTCTGTTACTGAACTAGGTCCTGATAGAGAGTATGTTCTATCTGCAGGAACAGGAATACCACTAGGTAATAAGGTAATTTTTGCAGCATTAGGGTTTAAAGTTAAGTAGTTTTCCATGCTAGTATAAACATTGTAATTAAATGCAGGACTATTAAATTTGGGCACTATCATTATAGATCTAGGTTGGGATGCATCTATGTTTTTTGTAGGTATTGTAATTTTTGTTACCTTATACATAGGCATCGCATCACTTGGCACATTGCGGACTTGTTCTCCTGTGCTATTATAATAAAATCTTTGTAAGATTCCAGATTCCCAGTTTAAACTATCGTATCTGTTATCAGTGTCACGTGTATTGTCCCACTCCCAAGGATAAAAAGACCAATAATCGTCGGTGTTTTCTGAATCACGGAAAACATATATTTCTAAATCTTCTCCTTCTGTAATTGTTGTTCTAGGATATTTTACAAGGAAGTCTATTTCTCTATCTGAGCCACCATTACTCATTGTAAGTTTTTTTGCTGATATAAAAGGTGCCCTTAAAAGTTTATTTGGTCCGCCAAATATTGTTTGGTCCGATGTGTAATCATCTGTGTTGCCAGTTCCTTTCATATGATTAGACCAAGCAAGTTGTGAAATATAATCTTTAAATTGATAATGATTCCATTTGCGTCTAGCTTCTGCTAGCTGTGCAATTACTCCTGTTACTTGCGGACACGCCATTGATGTACCAGAAATTGCCATAGCCCTATAGTTAGTATCAAGATAATAGTCACCTCTATAATCTGCAGAGTACCCGTTCCATATTGTACTTCCTTCAGGTATAGCTCCCATAATCCAACTTCCTGGAGCATATAAATCAACTCCTGGACCTGCATTACTAAAACTTGATCTTATATTATTTGTAGGTGGATTCCAGCCGCTGGTGCTTCCATTACCGAAGTTCATAGCTCCTACAGTTATTACATCGCCGTTTCCTGGAGTTGCTCCTCTATGATAATACCGTGTTCCGTATACACTAGAAGTCCAATAGTTATCGTAATCGTCTCCGCCTGGAACATCTACTTTGTGTTTATCATTACCTGCAGCAGCAACGACTATTATACCTGCATCGATACAATCTTGTATATCAGCATCAACTGAAGCAAAGTTAACAGGAAAAAGATAATCTCCATCATTGTTTTGCTGGCTTTCAACCATGCCGTATTGAGATTGCATGGTAGTTCCAGTCCAAGGAGTGCCTCTATAATTACCCCCTGTGATGTTAATATAAGGAGAAAAATATCCCCAACTATTACTCATAATTGTAGGATTATCATTTGTTTTGTTTTGATGCCAAAGCCTCATTAAATTAATTGCTAAACTAGTTCCGAATGCATCTGTATCGAAAATTTTAATAGCATAGATGTTAGCAGATGGAGCCCAGCCAAATCTTGCACCAGCGACTGTACTACTACAATGTGTGCCGTGACCATATTGGTCTGTGTAATGTTGAGCTCCTTGAGTATATGTGCCAGACAATCCTGCTTCTGCAGGCCAATCTACTTGCTGTAGTCTACTTACGCCTGTAATAGGATCTCTCCATTCTGGATGATCAGCAAGAATGCCACTATCGCATATAACTATATCTACATTTTTTCCTGAAGCAGTAATTCCATCAACCCAGCCGTCTGGTCTTACAGTAAAACTTCTAGTACCATGTGTACTCATCCATTTACCCCAGTCAGTTTTGTCTGAGTAATAAAATCCTTGATTAGCTGTTCGTTCTCCGGTACGTCCTACATTATGAAGCAATTCACCGCCGTTTTCTATTTTAGAACCTACTCTTACATCTATAACACGAGTATCTGTTCGTAAAGTTTCTGCCTGTTCTACAGTCATTATTAAATCAAAATTACGCAAACTTTCTGGTTTTTCGTTATGGACAGTATACCCAGCAGTATGCATTTCTTGCATAAAGTCTGCTTTATTGACGCCTTTGTGTAAAGTAACTACACAACGATTTTCAGACATTTTGAATTTCCTTAATAAAGCGCATTCCAAGAAGTTCCATCATAAAACACAGGATACGGGTCTGTACCACTTTTTAATCCTGGATCCCAGCTTACGCCGTCTGCTACAGCAAAACTTCCACTAACAGCAGTGGGTGCCGAGGTTTGGGCTGTTAATTCTAAAACTTTGGATGCAGAAATACTGCCATCTACTGCAAGAACGCCTTCACTATTTCCTGTATTAAAAACAAAATCGGCTCCACTATCAAATGTAGGATTCCCTACACCTGTAAAAACAAAATCAGTTGCTGTAACTGTGTTAAAAATAACGTCGTCTGTTGTGTTTAATGTTTGATCTCCACCGCCAGGTAACCCTGTGACAGTGGCTCCTGTAAAATCAACTCCTGCTTGGAATTCTACATTAGAAGTAAAAGTTGTGCCTTGTTGTGCAATTTGTAATCCTACTACATTAACATTTGTAAAATCTACAATAACACTGTCGTTAAATTTCAGGCTGTTTTCGATAACAACATCGCTTGAAAATGTAGTTGCCGGTGTTACAGTAATTGCACTACTATCGTCCGTGTCAATTATACTATTTGCAAAACTAAAATTACCTACAGTATCTCCTACAATACTTGACAAATCTACACTGTTACCATTTGAAATAGAAAGTGTTGTACTAACCAACGAAAGAGTTTGACTATCAGTTTCTGCAGTAATATATCCTACATCGTTTGTAAACTCTGACAATAGAGTAGGTATAGAACTTATTGTAATAAATCCTGCACTATTTGTTAATTGATTAGTATCAGTTGCAATAGCTGGTCTATTAATAAGATCATTATAGTTGCCACTAAACAATATTCCACCAACGTCTGCAAGTTCTGATACGTCTTGCGGTATAGTAGGTTTGTTTGTTAAACTTGTATATGAACCGTCAAATGTAAATACAGGCGGAACATCTGTTAGATCATTGAATGATCCTGTGTATGCTAGATTTGATAATGGACTTACATACCCTTGTGATTGCGGATTTCCGTATGTTACATCTGTAATTAACTTACGCCATGCACCGGCATGTGCATAATATAGTGCGCCAGTATCATTTGCTTGCAAAGTCATACCACTGTAGGTGTTTGGATTATAAGAAGCAAGATCGTTCTCAGTTGCTACTGAATTAGAATATAGAATTTTATTAGATCCAAAATCTACATTTTCGTTTCCTATGTCGGGTATGTTATCAACAGTGGTTTGTAAATTATCTACTCTGCCATCTAAATCGGAAAAGTTTCCGTCTAACTCTACATGAGTAAGTGCTGCACCTTTAATTGTTCTTAATGTAATAGCCATCTTATTTCCTATACTACATAACCTGGTTCGACAAATCCAAGTTCCATAAATGTGGTTGTGTCGTCTGTAATTACAACTTCAACAAACTCTTGATCGCCAATGTTTCTAGCTTCTAGTCTGTTGCCTGTTATTGTTCTATATCCTATACTACTAATATTTTCTCTATTGTAGTTTAATATTTCTGCAACTACTGCATCAAGTTGCACTTTATTAAAATTTTTAATACCGTCTAATAATTCAAAAGTTTTAATATTATCTAATTTTGCTTGTTGTAGTAAAAGGCCTGCTACCGCTGTAGCACTTACTTTTTCAAATCCACGTTTTTCAAAAAACCCAACCACTGCATCAACTTCATTTGCAGGAAATGCAAGTTTTTTTGTAAAATATTTGTTGTAAAATTCTTTTACTTTAGTTGAGCTATCTATTCTCGTACTAGCAGGTAAGTTACTCATTATAGTCCTCCTCTTACTCTGCCAGAAGCATCTCTATTGGATAGATCAGCATTGCTTACTTTACTGTTTGCTTTTCCTGTAGCGACTGCGCCTTGTATTTTTTGTTCATAATTTTTAGCAGAAGTATTAATAGCACCGCCGATTGCTTCAAGTTTTTGGAAGAATCCACCATTGCCGGTGTTCTTTGGAAAGTTGTATCCTGCTGTCTGACCTGACTGTGATTGTCCTGCTTGCTGTACAGCTGCTTTAAAAATATTCAAACCTTCTTCTCTTAATCCTTCTGAGGTTAGTCCTTTAGCATTTGTAAACACATTAGCTGCATCTCGTAAAGTTCCAAGACTTACATTACCACTAGCAACATCGTCTAGAACACCTTGTATACCTCCTAGAACACCTCCTTGTCCTAGCAAACTTTGTGTACCGCCGCCAGCAACACCTAAAGGACTAGGAGTAGTATCGTAGTGTTCTTTGGCAAATCCTGGAGGAGAATCTTCTCCTGTAGGTCCTCTACTATATAACACTGCTTCATATGCAACCTGCATTGAATTTTCTGCAACTCCCTGTGCGTCTGATTGATCTAGTTTATCGTGACCAAAATTAGTAACCAAAGGATTAACAAGAGTATAGGCAATATATTCGTGTCTAGCCATTTGATAAATTGTTATCTTATCAAAAAACGGAACAGAAGCTCCGCTGTCTAAACCATATCTGCTTTTATGTTGGTACTCTCCGCCATAGGTATTTCTTGACATAAAAGCATTACTTGAACCGCTTTCTATATGGGTTCCATCTCTAAAATAATATCTATAATATGCCTCCATTAAAGTACTAGTTACACCGAGATTATCGTCGTGGAATACAAAATTTATCGGTTCGTACTCTAATGTTGTTTGTAAATTCTTTTTGCGATTGTACATATTTTTAGTTACAGTGTTTACGCTATAACTAGGAAGATCTACTGATTTTACTAATAAGTTAATTTCGTTGGTATGTCTTTGATGAAAGTTAATGAATACATCTTTGGCAGCTTGACCAATAGAAAATACTACATGATAAAGGTATTTGGTTTTAGGAGCAAGTCTAAAAGCACTATCAACATAAAGTCTCGATGCGTGTTTGTAATCGCCAAAAGATCCTTTGGGATTAGTTGCACCGCCGACTAAGTTATCTAAAAATCCATTAAGTATATTTGCCATAATAATATTTATGCCATTTTATTAACTGCGCATAAAACAAAAGGAGCTATAAAAGCTCCTTTTATCTGGCATTTCAACTTGTAAAAGTATTATGCGCCGCCACCTGTGATTAGGCTTCCTAGTGTTCTGCCTACCGCAGTACCAACACCTTCACCTTGTGGTGTTTGAACAGCGTTGTCATAACGAATTGCTAGTGTGATCTGAACTGGATCGTTTGTTGCATATGCTAAACTGTTGTAGTTAGCATTCTGTACAAAGCAACCATATAGTTCAAATGTTTCTAGTACATTCGGTGTGTTAGCACCGTTGCCGCCGTCTAGAATTTCAATTCTAGTAGTAAACTTATAATCAATACCTGAAGCTGCACTTGACTGTTCAAAGAAATCAAACTGCTTCTGTAATTGTTCACCGACTAGTTTTTGTACATTGTTGTTAACGTCTTCACGTAAGTTTAATGTAATTGGATCCCATGCATGCTTACCTGCAAGGTAAACACGAGAGTTATAAACAGGTACTTCAATTTCTTCAAAGTTTACAGTTGGACGAGTTACGTCTATTACCTGCTTGGTTAATTCTGTAGTAGGTGTACTTACACCAAAGTTTTCTAGTGTCACTCTAAAGCGATATTGTAACTTAGGCATTAACAAGCCTTGGCTTGCTGCACTGCTGTCACTTGCTAGTGGCACTGTAATTTTTGATAGTGTTGAAATTGCCATCTTATTCTCCTATATAACTATTTAGCCAAAATAGGTCCCCTTGCGGGGACCCACTTTTTATAGGCCTGCGATCTCGCCTGTGTTCTTCAATCTTAGTGGAATGTAGATGAATTCAACAGCCTTAACAGGTTCAATAGCAATGTCTAAGTATAGTTCATTTCTATCTATTCTATTTGGTGTGTTGTTTGACTCATCACAAACTACTAAGAAGTCATACAGTGCTCTTTGACCTACTAATTCAAGTAGTAAACTTTCTGTTGCACCTTTGATTTCATCTCTGGTGATCTTATCGTTTGGTTCAAAGATGTATGGCTTAGCAAGTTTGTTCAACTGTGAACGTAAGTAAATTACTAAACGTGCTACGTTGATACGATCTAATGCACTTGCATTTCTTGCACGAGTCTTTTGACCATAGTTAACAAGTCCAGCGCCGTTTAAGAATGTAATTGGGTTTACATTCTGAGCGTATAGTGTATCACGCTGTCCTTCGTTAAGTGCAATACTTACAAATTCACCTTCGCTATCGATGTAACCAGTAGCACTTGCATTAGTAATACCGCCACGTCTTGTACCTGCTGGTGCAAACCATGGATAGCTTACCTGATCACTTAGTGCAATAGTACGTAGTATCATGTGTGAAGCAGGAACTACAACGTTGTTACCAAAGTTGTCGCTTGTAAATCCTGATGGATAAAACATACCTAAGTATTCATCTCTACTTACAAGGCCACGATCGTTGTCTTCTAGTGCAAGATTAACATTGTTTGCCCAATCATTTAATGTTGTAGCATCTGGTGTTAATCTAAATGGTGAATCACCGACAATAAATGCACTTAGTCCTCTATCGTAGTTTAGGCTGATCATTTCGCCAATAAGCTCTGAATAACCTGGACATGCCATTAAGTTAAACGGTCTAGCTTCATCATCTCTAATGTCGTCATTAGAGTTAACTGTAGCTTGTAGAGCTTGTACAACAACTTTACGTTGTGCAATGCGTCCGAATGAGCCTGCGCCGTCTTCTTGGTTAGCTGATTCAGTTACCCAACGGTGTGCGTAATAAGCATCATTGTTGCCTGTTCCGCCCATTGGTTGATCACCATAACGGATGTTGTCAGCTGTAAGATCTACATAGTTACGAACAAATCTCTTGACGTTGAATCCGCTTCTACGTAAGTTGAACAGCAACATACCTTTTGGATATAGTGCTGGATCTGGAGCGTCAAAGTCTAAGAAATCACTAGCAAGCAAATCAGTGATCGAACTTTCAGTGTCGTTAGCAGCTAAGCCTGCATCAGTCCAACGTGCATCTGCAAACAGAATACCGTTGTCTGTAGTTTGGTCTGTGCTGTCTAATAGATCCCACTTTAGACTGTCGCCGTTGTATCTGTAGATCAATGGATAGTTGTCGATATCAGCAGTTGACACCCAAAGATCGCCGTTAACAAGATCGGTTCCGTCTGATTGTGTTGTAGGCTCTGTAGCCGAAACAATTGGTCCTTCTGGATCAGTTGCTAGATTAGCGTTAGCATTATAGTAAGGAGCCGGGCTAGTTGATAATCCAGATGCACCATCATATTGATAGCCAACCCAAGTGTCGCCATTATGGATAAGAATATCACACTCGTCAACAACTGAACTGTACCATAATGCACCGTCTGCTGTTAAAGAAGTAGGAGCATCTGCAGAGTTTTCAGCTACTAAAGGCTTCCAGTTAGAGATAACATAGTCATAGAATGTATCACCTGCTGGTGCAGCATAGAAATTAGCTGTATTAGTATTAATACCCATGTCAGCTAGTAATCCATTAGCGTCACTAATCTTAATGTCTCCGCCATTAACATGACTGATTGTTAGTTTGTTTTGACCGTCAACACTTGCTAGAACTTGTGTTAATGTACTTGCGTTAATTGCTTCTGCAATTGTTTCTGCATCAGTTGAGTCGCCTGCAAGAGCAAAAGTTACTGCAACGTCTGCGCTAATGTTTTGCTGTCCAGGTACAGTTTCTGCAATATTAAACCCTGTGACAGGTGTTGCTGTAAATGTAGTGCCGGTAATAGCATTTGATGTTACGCTTGCATATCCTGTTGCATTTCTTCTAAAGATCTTAAAATCTGCAATCGGATCTGCTTCTTCAGCAACGTCTGCTTTAACATATAAATCACCTACAGCAAGGTTCTTACCGCCTTCTGCACGATCTAAATTATAAAGAGCAAGTTCTGGAGTTGTATAAACTGGAGCAGTTACTTCGTCCCAAAGCAGTGTAGCATCATTCCATGTTTTAACTCGGAATCTAGCGCCACCATTTGGTTCAGTTGTTTTAACCCAAATACTTCCAGTTGGCTTGTTGTCTTCAAAACTCTTGTACGTTGGTACATTTGTATGTGGACTAACTTGTAAAGTAGGTGCAGGGTAAGTACCGTCTGCAATGCCTAATTTTCCTGCGATCGGAGTTAATCCAACGTTAATATCTGGACCTGTTGAACGAAGTTCTAAAGCACCGCCTGTTTCCCTTGCACTAATGCCTGTAATATTTGCATTATTGATTTGAGTTACTAAACTAGCAACAGTTGTGCCAGTAGTAGTAATGTTATTTCCGTTAATAGAAATACTTTCACCAAGTACAATGCCGTGGTTAGCTGTAACAGTACCAATAACAGTAGTTAAACTAGCTTTCCATTCGTCTGAACCAAGTTCTACCCATGTACCTGCGGCAACTTGTCCGTCCCCTTGGTTATTACCTGCGTTTCCGCCTGACTTGTAATAAGTTCTAATTAAGTTAGTAGTTGTAACAATCGCATAATCGCCAGTTTGGCCAACTGATGGCTTTGGATCTGATGTGGCACTACCGCCAATTAAATCTGTTGCATCATTGATAATTGTTGCTGAAATGCTTGAAAAACTTTGTCCACCTGTAGTAGCAGAACTTGCTCCATTCCATTCTAAGATACCGTAATTGGTTGTGTCAATTTCAAACCAATATGTACCGTCTGCTGGATTTCCTGCAGGTGCTTCTGCACTTGGTGTTAGTTCATTCAAATCAATGTCAGCACGTACAACATATGCACGATTGCTTACACCTAGTAATGAGTATGCAGCTTGTAAACCATACTCGTTCAATTCTCCGCCATGTACTGGATTGTTGTTATTATCAACTTGGAAAATTGGATCGCCGAAAGTTTCGGCTAAGTCTCTTTGGCTAGTTAGTAGATAAACTTTTCCAGCGTTTTCTTTTAAAGTGCCCTGTGCAATACCTGTCCCTGCTGAATTAGTTTTATCTTGAGCAGATGCAACAAATATCATTGGCACCGTGCCTGGTTCAGCAGGAGTGTAAAAACTCTCATCAATTACTGAAACCTGTACACCTGGTGATGTTAATGCCATTGTGTTTCTCCTATATTCGTTAAACGAAATGTTACTAGTGTATTTAGTAGATATATTTTAAAAACCAGTGATATACCCCCTAAAAAAGGTACCGAAAAGGTGAGGTAAATAACACTATGCGTCCTTTATGTAAATGTGGGCAAAGACCTGCGGCAATTAATTATAAAAAAGATAATAAAACCTATTATCGCAAGCTCTGTGAAAAATGTCTGCGGAATGGTCTTGGACATGGAATTCCAAAATGGAAGCAGTCGGGTTATAATAAAAAAGACACCTGCGAAAAGTGTGGATTTACATCTAAGCATTCTGAACAATTTAATGTGTTCCATATAGACGGAGATTTAAATAATTGCCGTCCCTCTAACTTAAAAACTATTTGTGCCAATTGTCAACGCATAATACAAAAAGAAGGTATTAAATGGAAACAAGGAGATCTACTCCCTGATTTTTAGGTTGACATTTTTTGTAAAAATGTTATACTATGTTTTTACTAGGAAACATCTATGGCAAAAATCAACTACAAATATAACGAAGGCGAACTCATTAAAGAACTTCAGGAATACATTGATGCTACATACGGAGAGCATTATAGCCTAAACAAGTTTCAGGCAACAGAGTTTATTATTGACGCAGGTCACGGTGATGGTTTTTGTATTGGTAATGTAATGAAGTATGCTCAACGCTACGGTAAGAAAGACGGTTATAACAGAAAAGATCTGTTAAAAGTTTTGCACTATGCGTTGATTGAATTGTATGTACACGACAAGGAAGGTCGTTAACCAATAAGGAAACCGTAGCCTGTGCCACCTGGCACTGCTTGACTTACTTCTTGTTCTAACTTTTCCATTTCAGCTTGTGCTTCTGCTTTTAACGCATCTCCGTTAAGAGTAGATCCGCCTTGTGGTCCAGCGATAGTGGCAAATTTGCTACGGGCTTCGCCTAGCATAAATTTACAACTTGCTAGTGTATAGTCTTTGATCCATTGTATTGCAAGGTAATCGTTTAATAATTCTGAATCCGGACGATAATTGTACGCCATTAATAGCAGTGTTTCTTCTGCTCTAGGACGTTGTAGCATTGTAAGTTTTTTACTTGTAGAATTCCATTTAAATTCAATAAAGCTACCAAACATTCTTCCTACTAATTCCTGATATTGTGAAAACATATCGTATGTTGCAATGCCGCCCATATTACTCGAGCTTAAAAGATAGGTATTAGTATACGCAAGGTTAAATGGTTCAAAAATACTGCCGCCGTCTCCGCCACCAGTTCTAGAACCTATGCTTCTACGGAATATTTTACGAATTTCTACTACTTCTTTTGGCAAGGTGTATTCATTTTGATCAACAACTGTTTCCATAAACAGATATGATTCTTCCACTGAATTATCTGAACGCTGTCTAAAACGAGTAAGTGCTTTTGTAAGTGCAGTTTCATAATGAACAGGATCGAGTTCTACGTCTACCATTCCGCCACCTAACATAGCGTAAACGTAATCAAATATCTCTTGTTTTTGTGTTGCTAAATCTGCCATATAGAAGTTCTCCGTATAGTATTTATCCGATAAATATGTACATGCCGAGACTATCTTTATATAAACCAGAACGTGGCAACGATTATAGCTTCATCGACAAGCAAGTCTATGAAATGTTTACCGTTGGCGGTACTGACGTATTTGTACACAAATATTTAGGTGCAGAAAATCTTAGTGACGAAGATGCAACAGCAGACCAGCCACAATACGATGTAGTAAAAGAAACTAATATTCAAGATTTGCTATTTTTAGAAAATAGAGATAGGAAATATGATCCAGATGTGTATAATGTTAGAGGAATCTATAATATCCAAGACATAGATTTTGATTTATCTGCTTTTGGTTTATTTTTAAGCAATGATACATTATTTTTAACAGTTCATATTAACTCTAGTGTAAAAACCCTAGGCAGAAAAATTATAGCAGGAGATGTTATAGAACTTCCACATCTTCGCGACGAATATGCACTTAACGATTTGAGTACTGCGTTAAAAAGGTTTTATGTTGTAGAAGATGTTAACCGTGCTGCAGAAGGATTTAGTCAAACTTGGTATCCACATTTATATAGATTAAAACTAAAACAAATAGTAGATAGTCAAGAATACAAAGAAATATTAGATCTTCCTGCAAACGAAGACGCTCCGGAAGAAGGAAGCCTAAGAGATTTACTATCTACATATGAAAAAGAAATGCAGATTAATAATGCTGTTGTTGCTCAAGCAGAAGCAGATGCAGGATTAAGTGGATACGATACCAGTCATTTATATACACTAGCAACCAACGAGGACGGTAGTGTTGACCTAGTTACTATTGATCAAGACGATATTGATGTAAGTGCAGAAAGTGTTATATCAGACGAAATATATGGAAGACCAGATAGACAAGGTTATGACGGATATCTAGTTGATGCAGAAATAGCACCTAATGGTGCTCCATATGGTGCAGGTATAAGTTTCCCTCCAGAAAATCAGCCTGGAGATTATTTCTTACGTACAGACTTTTCACCTAAGCGTTTGTTTAGATTTGATGGAACACGTTGGGTTAAAGTACAAGACGGTGTACGTATGACAATGACTAACGGGCCTGATAGACAAACACAGAAAGGTACATTCATTAATAACAATACCGTTAATAACATCGGTGGAGACGATGTTCCAGAAAGACAGAGCCTATCTAAGGCACTTAGACCAAAGGCAGATAATTAATGCAATTTTTCTACGACGGACAAATTAGAAGATATATTACTCAAATGGTTCGTTTAATGAGTAATTTTTCTTATCAGGATGGTCGAGGTAATCTTACCCAAGTTCCTGTATTGTACGGAGATATGACTAGACAAGTTGCTAATATTATTCGTGACAATTCAGAAAATAAAATACCAAGTGCTCCTAGAATGGCAGTGTATGTAACAGGATTAGAAATGGATCGTTCAAGAACCAGCGATTCTAGTTATGTAAACAAACTTAATATTAGAGAAAAAGCATTTGACACTGATGGTAATGAGTATCTTAATGTACAAGGTAAAAATTACACTGTAGAAAGATTAATGCCTACTCCTTATACACTTAGTATGAATGTAGATATTTGGTCGACTAACACAGATCAAAAATTACAAATTTTAGAACAAATATTAACATTATTTAATCCAAGTTTTGAAATACAAACCACAGATAATTATATTGATTGGACTAGTTTAAGTGTTGTAAATTTAGAAGGTACTACTTTTTCTAGTAGAAGTATACCGGTAGGCGTTGACAGTGACATAGACGTTGCTACTCTGCAATTTAGTACACCAATATTCATATCTCCCCCAGTTAAAGTTAAAAGACTTGGAGTTATTACAGATATTATTACCAGTGTTTTTAACGAAGAACAAGGAACAATTGACTTAGGCCTTACTCAACCACAAGTAAATGCCTACGACGATTCACCTACACCTGGTAGAACTAATGTTACAGAAGATGACGTGCAAACTGATACTGCAACAGGAGCAACTGTGTTTAGTACAAATTATGCAGATCTAGGCGTGTATGTAGACGGTAACATACTTAGACTTATTAGTAAAAATCAAATTGGAACTACTAACTGGCGTAACGTTTTAGATAATGTACCTGGAGATTACCAAGCAGATATCAGTAGAATATATTTGTCTAACAAGGACACAGGTAGTGTATACACTGGTACCTTTACTCATAATGAATTAGATGAAACACAGTTAATTGTTAACTGGGATAATGATAGCTTCCCTGATGACACAGTGATTGAAGGACCTGCTAGAAATCAAAATAGCTGGACCAGCATCGATTATATTATTGATCCACAAAAACGTAATCCTACAGATATTAAAACAACAGGTGTTAGAATTTTATTGTTAAATGATATTGGCAATGAAAATAATGTAGACGGACCCGATGCTTGGAAAAACTCTAACGGAAGTGACTTTGTAGGTTACGAAAATGACATTATAGAATGGACAGGATCTTCATGGGTTACAGTATTCGACGCTAGCGAAACTACAGATCCTGTTTATACAACTAATCTTAACACAGGCATTCAATATAAGTGGACCGGAGAATACTGGTTACTCAGTATCGACGGCGAATATCCAAAATCAAGTTGGCGTATTGATTTAAACGGTTAAGTACTGCATGACAGACAAAATCGTATGCAGTGGTGCGCTGTTTTACAGCCTTTCTACAAAACGCTTCTTATTTTTGCATCGAACCCAAGGCAAAAGTAACAACCTTTGGGGTCTTGTTGGCGGAACAAACGAAGAAGCAGAAACTCCCTGGGAAGGATTAAAAAGAGAAATAACTGAAGAAATTGGTACGGATCATACAATTACAAAAGTTATACCATTAGAAACATTTGTAAGTCAAGATTCTAGATTTCTTTTCCATACATATCTATGCTTAGTAAAAGATGAATTTATTCCTACACTTAACGAAGAGCATGATGGATATGCATGGGTCACATTTGGAAAATGGCCAAAACCATTGCACCAAGGTCTACGTAACACGTTAACAAATAAAACTAACATTTCAAAATTAGAAACTGTATTTCACGTAATTGATTTAACTCAATAGAAAGGATATCATGCGTATTTTAGTAACCGGACATCAAGGATTTATCGGAAAAAATATGTGTCTGCATTTAATGAATCAAGGACACGATGTAGAAGGATGGGAATATATTCCAAACACTGTTCCTGATCCAGCTAATTATGACTGGGTTGTACATTTAGGTGCTATCACAGATACAACATGTAGAGACGTAGATCAAGTTTTAGAACAAAATTTAGATTTTAGTCTAAGATTATTACAAGTTTGTGATATGGTAGGAACAAACTTTCAATATGCTTCTAGTGCAAGTGTATACGGGGATTTAACTACATTTAATGAAGAAGGACCACATTATCCTATGAATCCATATGCATGGAGCAAGTATCTATTTGACAAATTTGTAAACGAGCATATTGATGGATTTACAATTAATGTACAAGGATTTAGATTTTTTAATGTTTATGGGAATTACGAGGATCACAAAGGCAAAATGGCCAGTGTTTTTCATAAATTTAAAAATCAAGCAAGGACTACACAAAATATTCAAATTTTTGAAAATAGTGAAAATTATTTAAGAGATTTTATTTGTGTAGAAGATGTATGTAATATTATGTCACAGTTTTTGTTTAAAGATGTAAACGGCATTTATAACTTAGGTACAGGAACTGCTATTTCATTTAAAAAGGTTGCTGAATACATTGCTAGACAGTATAATAGTAGTGTACAAGAAATACCTATGCCAAAAGAATTAGAAAAGCAATATCAACGTTTTACAAAAAGCAACAATCAACTTCTTTTAGCAGAAATAGGTGATTATAAATTTACAACAGTTTTTGAATGGATAGATAAAAATGGATAACCCAACTAGATTATCAGGAGCAGTAAAAAAAGGATGGGGGTATGAATTAATTTTTGCAACCAACGACTTATACTGCGGTAAAATTATAGTTTTCGAAAAAGCTGGTGCAAAAACCAGCATGAATTTTCATAAAGAAAAGGACAAGACTTGGTTTATTAATTCTGGTAGTTTTTTACTTAGAACTATTGAAACTAAATCTGCTACTTTGATTACTAAAGAATTAAAAGAAGGTGATGCTTGGCATACACCATGTTTAGTTCCCCATCAATTAGAAGCATTAGAAGATAATTCTAGTATCACAGAAGTTAGTACTCCTGATAGTGTAGAGGACATTTACAGAATTAGTCAAGGCGATACACAAATAGAGGCTAAAGATGGTTGACATTATCTGGAGTGGGGACGATCTAAATTATAAAGATCCTAATTGGATTCCTCCTAAATGTGTAGTAGGATTAGACCGTGACGGTGTTATTAATGAAAACGTGGAAGGATATTGTTATAAACCAGAAGACTTTAAACCTATTCCAGGGAGCATAGAAGCAGTTGCAAAACTAAGAAAATTAGGACATAAGATTGCTATTATTACCAATCAAGGGTGTATCGAAAAAGGAATCTGCACTCAAGAACAAGTTGAAGCAGTAAACTATCATATGCTAGACCTATTTGGTAAAGCAGGATGTGCTGCTATTAATGGCATATATTTTTCTGCAAGTTCACGCAAAGATGATATGTGGGCAAAACCTAATGTAGGTATGTTTAAACGTTGCGAAAAAGAAATGCCTTATATAAAATTTTCTCGCGGCTATTATGTAGGCGATAAAATTACAGATCTAAAAGCTGCGGCTAAAATCGGAGCTCGACCTGTGCTTGTTAGGACAGGGCACGGATTAGAAACAGAAAAAGAACTTAAAAAATTTACCTATCGAGAATTAAAGAAAAAGACCATCATATTTGATGATCTTAGTTCCTTTGTTGATAGTTTGAGTTAAGCCTGTGCTTCGCCCCATCTAAGAATAATATTACTCGTTGTATCTGCACCAGCAGTCTTATACACATTGATTGCTAAAACATCTGGTCCATTCGGGAATGTACCTCTACCACCTAGTGTAGTATTTGTTAATTCTTTCAATGTATCTAAATTAAGTTCTGCACGTTCTCCTGGCGTTGCAATGAACGAGAATACAGTTTCTCCTGGTTGTGCATAAGGAGGTTCTACAAACTCTACTGTTATAGTACCAGATCCAGCTGTTAATGTACCAGTGTAAGAATTATTAAAGATAATCCTATAGTACGTTGTGCCTGCAAACGATTCTTCTGAAATAGTGTTAATCTTTGTGTTTGCAGGGAATGATCCGGCGGTTGTTGCTACAACATCCGTGCCTACACTAGCTCCCGAGCTTATTAAAGATGCAGCTGTAGCAAGCATAAAGTTACGTCCAACTAAGTTCCCGCCACGCTGGAATGTTATTGTTTCGTTTTGGCCAATTCTTCCGTTGAATCTTCTACTTAATCTTACAAATGCTTGACCGCCCCAAGTATTTTGTACACTCACAACCGTGGTATTTGCCGAGAAGCTGGCTGATCCACTTGTAGAAACTAAAAGGTCTCCAGATTCAAGACCTAGATTGTTTACACTAGTTTGAGTCATATACAAATAGTCAGCATTGTTTGCATTTTGGAAACTTGAAGTTTGTGCAGTACCTTGTATTGCGGCTTGGGCTGTAATAGTTTGTTGAACAGCTGCTTCTCCTGTTGACCATAAAACAGATCCGCCTGCTGCAACTTGGGCAAACGATGGCTGGCCACCTTGTGCTTCTGAACTTAATCCTGTCCATACAATATTTGCTGGGTTAATAGGATAGTTTTGTGGATTTAAAACACCTTCAACAACAATACCGCCTGTAATAGGTGCATTAGAGTTTTGTGGATCAACACCGTTAGAGGTTATTTCAATACCTTGTATTAATAATTGAGCACGGTTTAACAGTTCTCTCTCGCCTAAATCACCTGTAATTGCGTTAGATACCGAAGGTGCTAGACGTAATAAAAATGCTGTTTGTTTAATTGTACTTACTGGAATACTTTGTTCTGTGTAAGAGAAGATATATCCTCTATCCTCGTCAAAGTTGCCATCTGTAATAAATGATGAACCCCAATGGCTAATCAAAGGTGTAATTGTATTACTTACTAAGACAACACCTGTTCTAGTAGAGTGATTAGCTGCAGGTCCTGCTGTATACGATCTTTGCGCTCCTGCATTAAAGTTTGTTAAACTTGCGGCTCTTGTACACCCTGTTAGTCTATTATTTGCAACATCAACTCCAGTAAAGGATATTAACTCGTTGTCAATGTAAACTGTGCCGCCGGTTGGTGGGAAGAAACTAGCATCAGCTAATGGTATAAAGTCTTGTGAACTTGTCATATCTGCGCTTAAACGATCATTGGCTCCTTCGTTGGTTACTTCATAACGTACAGGCAAGTTACCCGAGCGCATATACGCTTCTGTATTAACGTTAGAGTTTCTAATTCTATGAGCGTATACAAAGTTACCATCTGCACCACGTACCATGTAGTCAATAAAACCAGCACCGTACCATGAATATTGAATACCAATCATCTGCATTTTAGCTGGGTCAATATTATATTTGCTAGGACCAGTTCCGTCTAATCTATCAAGATTAAAATCTTGTTGACGAATTTTCTTATCTGTAATCAAACATGCCTTAGCTCCCGATACATCTACAACGCCACGGAAATCAGGAGTAACATACATTTCAGTTTGAGAAGCTACATTTGAAATAACATGTGTCATTCCTTTAATAACAATTCTATCGCCTGCCTTCACTTGGTCTCGGAAACGTGTACTGGTTCCTGTAATTAAGCTACTATCGCTGTTTACTGCTATAGTTCCAGCTAATTGCTTGGTAGATGTTCTTTGTACAACACTTAGGTACGTTCCATCATATTCCCAGAAAATACCATTTTGATCATCAAAGATACCTGAACGTACAGTTGCGCCGTTCCACGCTCTAGTTGATACTTGTGCGCCAAATCCTATAACAGGATCTGTGCTACCTAATCTATATTGTGCAGTGACTCGGAAAGTACGTTCGTCAACAATGTCTGTTACTGTATAATCATGGTTATATCCGGGAGTTTCAACTCCGATAATGCGAACTTCGCCACCGACTTGTAATCCGTGATCATTTTCGTCTGTTACAATTGTAATAGTACTTCCTATTTCTACATTATCTGCAGAAATACTTAGAATATCGTAGCTTGGAGCAAATAATGCACCAGTGGTATACATAATACCTTTACCTGATTGATAACGAATATACTTTTTACTTTGACGTATTGCTTGTGCACCGTGTTGCGGTCCGCCTGTACCTAGTTGCACACCGCCGTCATACGGTCTATGAACAAAAAACGCATCAGGTTTTGGATACACTCTTCCAACAATCACATCGTTAGTGTCGATGGAGCCTGGAGCTCTTGCCGAATATGTTAGTGTTGTTAAGGATGGAACACTATTAACAATGTATGGACCGTTAGCTAGATCGTGATTATTACTTCCGTCATCAGAAACAATTTCGACATTAAATCCGCTGCCAGGCACAAGACCATGAGCACTTTCAAAGGTAACTAGAATAGTTGCTAGTGCGCTAAAATTAATTTCTGTTCCAACATTTATTCCGCTTGTAGTCGATTCGCTGAGTGTAACAGTACTAATAAAATCAAGTGCTGTGCCTGCAACTGCTGTACCTGAATCTGTAAATGTAACAATGCTTCCTGCAGAATCTACACTATCTACAACAATTAAAATATCGTTGACTCCGTCTACACCGCCTAGATTTACACCGCTAATTATTAATCTATTTCCTGCTTCGTAATTTACACCAGCATTTGCTAATACTACTGATGTATATGAACCGCTATCTCTAGTTACATCAAAGGTTGCTCCGCTACCGTTTATGATAACGTTGGAACCGGATACATTAGTATATGTAGCTGTATCGCCGGATGCTGTGCCTGTAAAGGTAGAACTAGCTATGCTGCCATTGGTTCCAATTGCTGTTACAGTTACTTCAATGTCATTTGCAGGGCTTGTCCCTCCAACTGACGTGCCTGGAATAATAATTGTCTGTCCTATGCCATAATTAATACCTACAGCTGCTTCAGTAACACTGTATAAACCATTAACAATATCAACATTCCATGTTGCGCCAGATCCTATAATATTGTCAGCTTGTATATTCAGTCCACTAGTTAGATCACGATTTGCACCTGTTCCAGCAGTAGAAAATGTTAAAATTTCTCCTCCGGTATCTACAGTTAAAACTGTAATAGTTAAATCGTTTGTAAGATCATCCCCGCCTAGCTCACTTCCTGATATTGTAATTGTATCATTTGCTGCATAATTAGAACCTATACCAAACAATGTTACATTGTATGTAGTGCCATCTTTGTTTATGTTAAATGATGCTCCAGTACCTGAGCCAGTTGTTGTACTTTGTGTTATTCCGTTATAATCTACATTAACATCTGGAGCGGTACCTGTAAATGTATAATTTGTAATATAACCTTGGCCGTCTACACCAGTAACTGTTATTACTACATCATTATCTGGTGTTGCTCCGTTAGGCAATGTAGTTCCTTGCACTAGGAGTTTATCATTTTCTACATACCCTGTCATAGAAGGCAGAGCAGTTCCTGTTTCTGCTATTGTAGAAATAGTTCCTAATAGAGTTGTTTCTGCACCTGCTGATATAGCTGTAACAGTTAGTGTTAAATCGTTAGTAGGACTGGTTCCTCCTAATTGATCCCCAGTAATTAAAATAGTTTGGTTTGCACTAAAATTAGTTCCAGCATTAACTACTGTTGCACTATATGATGATGCAGAAACTTCTATATCAAAAGTTGCTCCTGATCCAACTACATTTGAGGTTGATAAACTTTCTCTAGTTTCTTCATCTACCGCAGTACCTGAAACATTTACTGTTAGAATTTCGCCATTTGTGTCAACTGAAGATACTGTAACAGTAACGTCGTTTGCAGGAGTTGCTCCTCCTAACAAATCACCTGTAATTACTTTAATATCTCCATTGGTATAACCGCTACCAATTGTAGTGATGTTTACTAGATAATTTTGATTATTTGTAGTAATATCAAATTGTGCATTTGTTCCTGTTCCAGTATCAAAATCATTTCCGCCGTATAATCTACTAGTATCCGGAGATCCTGAATTATCATAAGTAAATGTTGTTATTGCTCCAGCACCATCTACGCCTGTAACTTTAACATAAAGATCGTTATCTGGTGTAGTACCGCCTAAATTAGTCCCAGATATTCTAATAATATCATTTACTGAATAACCAGAATGTGCTGCTCCAGAAAGTTGTACATCTGTAAATTGGGTACTTGTCCAAGTAACATCAAATAAAACTCCAGATCCGTTTCCTTGCTGTGTAGTTCCTGTAACATTTGTGTAAAGAGGATTAGAAGTGCCTAGAGTATATACATTATCTTCCCAAGTGACATTAAATCTAGCTCCAGAGCCGTTACCGTGTTGATAATCTCCATTTACATTAGTGTATGAAGCATTACCGTCAAATGCTGCACCTTCTATGCTAGCAGTAAGAATCCCACCTGAAGAATCTACATCTGTAATTGTAATAGTTGCATCATTAGTAGAAGTTTCACCCCCTAGTAACAATCCATCCACTGTAATTTGCTCACCTATATCGTAACTTCCGCCAGATTGAGTTATAGCATCTAATGTATACGAGCCTCCAGCTCTGCTAATTGTAAATTCGGCTCCTGTTCCTGTTACTAAGTCTGCAGCAGCATTTAATCCGGTGTAATCTACAACATTACCTACAATTGTTGATGTAAGTTCATCGGATAGATTCACAGTATTTCCTACTACATTTAATACAGTAATACCAACTCCGTCGCCTCTGTCAATTGCTAGACCTGGTAAAATCCCTGTTACACTATCTACTTGGACTGTTGTAGAACCTGCAGGAGCATCGCTTGTAACATTCGGTGATACAACTGCACCGCCAGTTCCTGTAATTGCTGTAACCTGTGTTCCTGGATTTATACCGTTAGCAGTCAAAGGAGATCCAATTTCTGGAACGTCATCTTCAAATGGTATGAAGTCACTTCCTACGGGGATATTCAAAGCCGCAGTCATTACACCGCTGCTACCTTGGCTAGCTACATCAAATTCAGGACTTCCTATGGTTGCACCTGTATAGAATCCTGCCTTCCGTAAAATAGTAAAGTTTGTAGCTAATTCTTGGCCTGCTGAGGTTCCTACTTTTGCTTTAGCAAGATACGTGAATGTACTAGCATCTGTAACACTTGTAACAATAAAAGTTCCTTCTGCTCTAGCAGACCCAGCAACTCCGAGATTCAGTGCTTTTATTACAACAGGATTCCCCGGTTCTAATGTATGAGCTCCTGCTGTAGTGACTGTAATTAAACTTGAACCTACACCTTGTGTTCCTACACTAGCATCTGTTGTAGCACTCGTAACATTTAATTCGGTACCAACTACTTCATATGTAGATGGATAACCTCTTAGTGTTCCGATAGCACTCCACTTAGTAGGCTGTAAACCGTATTCAAAGTCAGCATCAAGCATCGATAGTGGAGGTGCAACACGCATACGCTCAATAGCGTCAGTGCCGAAATCGTACGGTCTTGTTCTTAATTCTTTTTCGTCAATAAATATTTGAATATCATCTGCTGCATCTTGCCCTGTAGTATCGGCAAATAGATTAATAATAGTAACTGCATCAGTAGTATCTAAAAACTTAGGAAAATCAATGTCTTCTTCTGTGTGATATTCTAAGAATCCTCCTAGTTCTGCTTTTGCAAAGTTGTAGATGATTTCTCCACGATCAGTATTAGTCATCAACAAGAAGTCAGCATTGTTAAAGTTACCCATAACTTTCACATAACTTACTCCAGTGTCTTCGCGGACAGGTACAACACTCAATCCGTTTTCAATAATATTTGTAGTGTCATCTAATAATACTTCTAATTTAGAAACAGCGGATGCTTCTGCTGTCCTTGTCCCGTCAACAACCTGAGTAGCAACTGTTTGTCTAGCATACGGGAATGTTGTGTTTGTTAGAACAAAGTCTAAAATTAGTTTCTTTAAGAAGGTGTGTCCTTCAACTTCAGCTAAACGATTCCCATCTACTTGTGATACATCGCCGTCCCAGAATAAACTAATATTATCAATGGTCTTAGTATTTCCGCCATAACGAATATCATACAAGTATGCTTCAATTGCGTAGCCTATATCTCTTTGACATTTACTAGCATTAAATGTGTATCCTGCAAAAATGCTATATACACTTCCGCCGTCTGCGCTTACAAATGTATGTTCGCTGGTGTTCGAACTTATGCCAACATCAACTGTAATTGTGTTTGTACTAGTTGCTACAATTTCTACAGGTTTGTTATATGCATAATCTGAATCAACTGCTCTTATTGCCCCAGCAATAGCATCTACAAAAGTATGCGTAGCAGTTTCACTGCTTGATCCTGCATTAACTGTAATAGTTGTTGCTGTAACGGCTGTTATAGTAAGAATAGTATTAAAAGCTGAATCTTCCCCTGATCTTGGATAAGAAATTTCGCTACCGTTAATATTAAAAGTTATAGTATTTTCTGCAATTCTAATTTCGTCGCCTTGACTTAAATCATGTGCGCCGATAGTTATAGTCATAACACCTGTTGTAGGTGTATAATCTACATTAGTTGGAGTATATTTTTTACCTGCTGAGCTTCCCGTAGCACGAGGATATGTATGTGTAGTAGCGTGATTGTCTAATCCGCAAGTAAATGTTAAGCTGTCTTCTTGTATACGAACAAAATCACCTAACTCATAATCGTGTGCGCCAATAGTTAACTGCATTAATCCTGTTGTAGGATCATATGAAGCATCTGTAGGTGTGTAAGGAACTAAAATACTGTTTGCTTTTCCACGTACAAAGGTATGTACACTAGTGTTACTGCTTATGCCTACATTAACTGTGATAGTTGTTGGTGTAGTGCTGTCAACTCGAATAGGATTATTACTGTAAGGATCTGTACCTGTTTGATTTGGAACACCGATAGAACGAGGATACGAATGTTCTGTTGCGTTATTGTCAAGTCCGCAAGTAAATACTAAACTGTTTCCACTTATTCTTATATAATCGCCAATGCTAAGATTATGTGTTCCTATGGTAATTTCCATTACACCAGTTGTAGGTGTATACACAGCATTTGTTGGAGTATAAGTTGTGCCAACATGAGCTATCTGATCAGTTAACCATTCAGTTACTTCTCTCTGCAAAAATGATGTATTTTGCTGTAGTAAGTAATATGCATTAGGGTTTAAGTTATCTGTGTAACTAATGCCTGGATGAAATACATAATCATAAATTCTTTTCTTTGCCATTATTATAATCCAAATGCTATTGAGAACGCAATATCTTGCGTGTCTACATAATCTTTATTTGTAATATCTTCGTTTTCTACAGGTTCGCTAGATACTGTAGCACTAGTAAAACTAGCAGTGCTAGGTGTAGTTAATCCTATTGTAGTGTTATTTATTGTACTAGCAGTAATGTTCATATTTTCTGCATCGCTATTTCTAATATCTAGTACAAGGCCTTGAGCATCTATACTACCAATTTGCGAACTACCTACTTGTATAGATATTTGATTATCAACGTTAAGTGCTAAATCAGTTGTTGATACAATACTAAATGTTTCTACCTCGTCTGCTGATAAAGAGTTTGATCTTAAATAACCACCTACTGTTAGTGATCCTGCTAAACTCATAGACCCTTGTGATGTAATAGATCCTTGTGAAGTAATAGAACCTTGTGTTGATATTGGCCCTTGTGATGTAATACTACCGCCAATGTTTACATCTTTTGCAATGCCTGCGCCACCAGCTAGTACAAACCCGCCCGTGGTTGTACTTGTACTGTCAGTGGTATTTGTCAAACTTAAATTGTTAAGTAAAGATGTTCCGGTAACAGTTAGCTGCTCGAATATGCCTACACCTACTACAGTTGGAAGATCTACTGTAATAATACCTGAAGAAGTAAATGCCCCGTTGGCATAAAATAATCTGTCTGGAGCATCTACAGGCACCTTAAATGTTAATGTACCTTGGCGTTTTCCTTGAGCACTTGCGCCATCGAAAACATCTCCCCCAATGTCTACAAACTGTAATCCGTTATTGTATAAAACACCTGGTCTTTCATAGATATTAAAGTCTGCATCGCTGTCTAACGTAAGTGTAAACTGATATGTTTCGCCTTTAATAACTGAAATACCAGGATTTCCTGTTTCATCGTTGATAATAAAAGATGTGCCAGAATTTGTAACAACAAAATTACTAGTGTCTGCTTGACTTGCAAGTGTAAGAGTTTTTGCAGTAATATTACCGTCGTTGTCCACAGTAAAACCTGGGCTTTTAAACCCAAATTCTGCACTTAACGGTTTGTAATTTACTGCCATTTATTGCTCCTATACAGTATTTATGATACTACAATTTGTCCCTGCATTCCACTATGAAATTGACAAATATAAAAGTATGTTCCAGGTGTTGTTGGAGTCCAACTTACCTGGCCGGATTGGCTGCCGTTATTTGTTACACCCGAGGCTTGATTTCCTGTTCCGGTAGTAGCTGATGTTTTAATATAAAAAGGATGGCTAGGTGCGTTAACATTAAATATCAATGTGTCTCCTGCGTTACAATTGACAGTTGCATTTGATCCTGTAACATCACCGGATAATGAGTAACTACCTGATCCTACATTAGTTACACCTATTGTAAGTGTTTGTCCTTGCGGAGCAGGGCTTGGTACAGGATCGTCTGCCGAAGTATCAAATTCATACCCTGCATTTGCTATACTGAATGCGCCAGTTGTTGTAATAGGTTCTGCTAAGAACGGAGTTATTAAAACTCTATTTGGTCCTTCTAATAGTGCTGAGTTATCCGTATAGTCTGTATCGCTACCGTTAGACATTTCTGGTTTTGATAAATCTATAACTTTGTTTAACACTTCTTCAGGAGTAGCATTAGGAGACATTTGAAGATAACATGCTGCAAATCCTGCAACCTGTGGAGCTGCCATTGATGTGCCTGATATGCTCATTATTTTATAAGTGTTATCTGAAGGATAATCAAATACACTTGGAAATTTAATAACATTTCTGTCCCTACTAGATGTGCTTAGAATCTGTGTTCCAGGAGCCCATATGTTTACAGCAGGACCTCTTTGGCTACTGGCAGCTGCTATGTCTAAATTATTCAGTGTGACAGTTGAAATGTTTCCAACATTAAATGCTCTTGCACTGTAAGGGGAGCCACCTTGGTGGTAATTATATGTTGCCTGATTAGTGTTGTCCGAAGCCCTATATATATCAAGTGAGTTGTTGTAATCTACGCCGCCTGGTACATCAACTTTATAATAATCGTTACCTGCAGCAATACAAATATGGATTCCTGCATCTATCATGTCTTCTACTTCTGCATTTACATATGCAACTGTAGATTGGAATCGTCTAAAAGGTGGACCGCCTTCAGGATCACTAAATTGTGATACGATGCCGTAACTTTGCCAAAGTGCAAACTGACTTTGTGATGAAAACGTCCAAGGACTTCCTCTGTATGTGCCGCTTATTGGATCTCCATATGCAAGACTAAAAAATCCCCAGCTCATATTAACCACAGTAGGTCTGCCGTTAGTTTTATTTAAATGCCAAAGACGTATTACATCAAACGCATCGGTCATAGATATACCGCTGTTAGGATCTGCTGGTCCTTCTAATCCTGCAAGTTTTTGAGCATACAGATGAGCTCCCTTTGCCCAGCCATATGTTTTTCCACATGCTATACCTGCACAATGAGTTCCGTGTCCGTCATAATCTGTATAAAAGTTAGCATCTTGAGTTCCTGGCAGTCCACTTTCCGCATACCAGTCTATTTGAGCTAAACGCGAATTACCATTGCTGTCCTGCCATTCTGGATGATCTGCATCAATTCCACTGTCTTGAATTACTACATCAACGCCAGTGCCGTCTAAAGGATATGTGTAAGTTAAAGGAGAATTATTATAACTTGTAAATATATTAGTACTAACTAAAGATCTTGCTAATCCCCAATTTACACTGTTAGCAGTAGGAGATCCTCTAGTAAATGTTCCTGTTTGACTTGCATTGTGCCCGATAATAATATCAGGATTTTGTTCAACAGGTATCTCTACATCTATTACACTTGGATTATTTTTTAAATGTGCAGCTTCTTCGTCATTTAGTGCATAGTGAACTATTCTTTGTGATGCGGGTCTAGAATTTACAACATCAACAGATCTCTCTGGGACGGTTTCGTTGCCATACTGCGAGCGCATAAAGGCATCAAAATCTTGTTTGTTTACACCTTTTTTGAGTGTTACTATATACTCTTTTTCGTTTGCCATATTAACTAAAACTTGTCAAATTACCTAACACAACCCAAGCATTGCTTGTTCTAATAAATGTAAAGTTAAACACATCTTTAGAACTAGCAGTACCGCTCGGTGCTGATCCTCCTACCCAATTTACTGTCTGAGCAGATCCGTCTATTTGCACAGTTGTTATATCGTCTGGAGTTGCTTGCTGATCAACAACTACTGCAAAGCTGATTGTTTTATTGTTTGTAGTAGGAACATTTTGGAAGTTTAAGGTTGCTGTTAATCCAGATCCTGCACCTGTTAAGTAAAAGATCTGTGAATTTTGTGTATTTAAATTTGTAGTTGTACTAAGACTAGATGATACTAATGTTTCAGTACTTCTTGTTATATCAAACAATCCTGCACTAATGCTGTCAGAAACAACAACTCCGCCTGGTGCAGTTATTGTTAAGTTAGAGCCACTTGTAATTGTAGGAGCACCAGTACCGTCATTGATAAAACTTGTTGCTGTTACGGTATTAACTTCTATATTAGATGATGGATCAATACTTCCACCACCGCCATTAGCATCAACATATGCTTTTACAGTTGCTTCTGTTGCTAGAGCAGTTGCTCTATTACTAGCTATATCTGTACTAATAGTGTTTACTGTTCTTCCACCCATTGTTAAGGATGTTACAGTTGCAGCACCTGTAAAGTTATTATAACTTAGATAATAACTGCCGTCTTGCCCGTCAAGAGTGTCTGCATCTAACCCAGCGCCGCCTGAAGTAATGTCAGCAGCAGGTGCCCACTGATTTCCGTCCCATTTTAAAACTTGACCAGTAGTTGGAGCATTAGTACTTACATTTGTTAAATCTTCTAATGCAGACGCACCACCTCCAGTAGGATCTTCAGCTGTCCAAGCTGAACCGTTATAAGTTAATACTTGATTCTGTGTTGCCGGAGTTGATAAATCTACATCAATCAAACTAGAAATTGTGCCTGCATAAGCAACTGATTCTAAAGGATCTGTATAGTTTGTAACTCCGCCTAGTCCTGAAGCGTCTGCAAGTAATTTATTCCAAGTTCCGCTGTGGGCATAATACAATGTCCCGGTTGCATGAACATGAGCAATAGCACCGTGATAAATTGTTGCATCGGGCAAGTCGCCTTCGGTATCGTAAAGGAAGCTAATTTTATTAGCTTTACCTGCAACGTCTATTTCTAAATTATTGTTTACAACGTCTAATAAAGCAGTTCCATTACCCAAACTACCGTATAATTCGTTAAAGTTATCATTAATTTTATCACCGCCTGACCTTAGGGTATCGCCCGTCCCGTCATTTGCTGATATACCTAAGTTTAATGCTTGTTTAGCCATTATTGTCCCCGATCAAACGTTACACTAATGCCATCAAAGGTTAGTGAAATATTGTCAAATGTTGATAAACCAGTTAATCCAACTTCTTGAACAACTGTTTCTTTTTGTCTCTGGTATAAAGGATGATTGTTTTTAAAGTACGTAGCACTAAAAAATACACTAGCACCTTCTAGCGATATATCGCTGTCGGTAACTTTTGGAGTAGCATTTACAGTTACATAACTATCTGTTATTTCAGCAGTAATATCTATAATGTCTTCGCCAACGCTTGCCCGTGCATATGGTAAAACAGAAGTAGTTGATCCGCCTGCAACTACAATACATTTTATAATCTCTTTAACATTATAGTCAAAATCAGCTATAATAGTATATTCGGCGCCAGCAAATTCGCCTAACTCAAATCTATCAATTTCTGTTTTACCATAAAGCTCAGTCCAGGGTCCTTGAACACTCAAGTTTACCCCTGGATTAAATTGTACAGTTTTTCTTGGTCCGGTAGAGAAATACTGGTCTAATGGTAACATACTACATCCTTTATGTAGTATTATTTATCAGTTTTTTACAACTACCATTTTACCTAACTCCGGTAAGAATAGGTATTCAATTTCACTATTTTTTAATGTACGCACAGCATCATCTAGTGTTTCAACAAGTGGCTCACCTCCTAGATTAAATGACGTATTAAAGATGATAGGCACGCCTGTACGTTCATAGAATGTTTTAATAACATTATAGTAGTGTTCGTTTTGTTCTGCATTAACAGTTTGTATACGACAAGTTCCATCAACATGAATTATACTAGGAATTTTTTCTTCAACACCTGGCTGACAATTCATAGCATACATCATATGCGGAGATGACTCCATACCTCGCAGGTCGAACCATTCGTGTGCATACTCTTCTAGAATAGATCCTGCAAATGGACGGAAATATTCTCTGCGCTTTACTTTATTAACAAAGTCTTTACCGTTTGGATCTGTTGGATCGTACATTATACTTCTATTGCCTAATGCTCTAGGACCATTTTCTGCACGACCTTGGAACATAGCAACAATATTTTTACTAGTGATTAAATCAACGACTGTATTATAATCTGCATCAATTACTTCTACAGTGGAACTTTTAAATTTTTCTAAATCATCATTTGTAATATCATATTTAGGCCCAAGATATAATGTATGACCAGGACGAATAGTTTCGTCATCTTCTAGTGCATGATGGAAAATTAAAGCAGCTCCAAGGGCTGTGCCAGCATCTGAACTAATTGGTTCTACGTAAAGTTTAATTCCTTTTTCATTGAGTGTATCAAGATAAAAATAATTAGCAACACAATTTAACGCATAACCGCCTGATAGAACAACATTTTTCTTTCCTGTCATTTCTACTGCTTTTAGAATAACATTAAGTACTTGCTCTTGAGTTTCTTTTTGTAGAGCGTATGCTAAATTCCTACGACTTTTAAGTTCTGTTAGATCCTGTCCTTCTTCAGGAAATTCATCAAGCGTTCCATACAGCTCACTGTTAACTATACTGCCATTAGGATATCTTGGAATAATAATATTTCTATTACTTAATGGATATTTAGAGTCTTTATCAAACAACGGAGGAATAGTTTCGTCAGGTTCGCCGTAAGGACTTAATCCCATAGTTTTACCTGCTTCAATTGCAGAAAATCCACAGTATTCTGTAACACCTTCGTATACTTTTGTAATACCACTTCTGTCACTAATAACTGCTTCGTGGAATTTACCCGTTTCACCAAATCTATCACTAGGCATTTGCACGATACCTGCAGGAACAGGATCTCGCACTCCATAAACTTTAAACTTAGTTTCAAATTCTGCAGGATAAGCACAATCAGTAATAGTTTCAACCTCGTAGCTCATTACTTGTTCTGGGCCAATTTGTAAAGGGAAAAATGTTCCTGCGCCGTCAACTGATACTGCAACTGCATCTTCAAATCCAGAACGATAAAATGCACATGCTGCGTGTAACTTATGGTGCATATTAGCTAAATCAATAACTTGAGGATGAGCATCCATTTGATAAGGCTCATTTTTAATAAGTCCTAACTTTCTTGCCATGCCAGTATAAATATCATCGCCTGTATAATCTACTCTTCCAGCAGTTTCGTAAAGAGGTTGAGTATGAGCAATTACCAAATAATCTAGTTTATCAGTGTAGTCTAATATTTTTACCATGCAAGCAAATGGGCCACCGTCGTATTTTTGCCGACTAAATCTTTCTTCTTCGCTAGCAAAAACAATTTCACCATCTCTTAATAAACATATACCTGCATTATGTCCTCTTGCTATTGCGGCAATCCATACTGGACGTTTTTTCATTTTATTAAAATCCTCTATATTGATTATTCCAACCTACGCTTTTAACGAAGGTATTAAAATCAGAATGACAGTCTGTATAACACTGTTCTACTTTATCTATCCAAATATCTACTTTTGGACTTAAAAACTGGCTGCAGTCTAACTTAGGTAAAACATGCTCTACAGCAAATTCTTTATGTTGTAAGATTGTTGGATGAAATTCTGTTCTAAATTTTGCAGAACCTAACATATTTTTTACTAAAAATTTATATGCAGGATAATTCCCGTGCCATGAAGACACTCCGACTGGCTTAATCCATTTGTCTTTACATTTAGTAAATAATTCTTCTTTGTAAATTTTTAATTCCGGTACAAATGACCAAATATTCTGTTCTTCAATGTTATTTTTATCTATACATATATCATTTCCAGGAATATCTGAATTTAATTTTTCAATGTTTCCCATACTGGTCATAAACCAAGTACATCCAATATTGTTTAATATTTTTTGAGCTACGTGGATACAATTTAAAGAATGCATTACATAGCTTTTTTCATCCCAAAATTGATCAAGCCAACTATTATTATAAATTTTTTTATTGATACTATTAAAAATACTTCCGCTGGTTTTCCATCCTTCTGGCACTCCGTGTCGAGCATCAGTTGTGTGCCAGTCGTGTCTAATATGACTGGTCCATTGTATTATAATAGTATCTTTTTCGTGTATTTTATGAACTAGAATAAGTTCAGACAATCTTTCTAATATTGCCCTATTGCCTAAACCTGGCCAAGCCCAGTTTTCGTAAAAATCGTATTGTTCTCCTACTATATCGGCCCATGAAGGCCAAGCATAATTAGAAAAACTACAACCTAAAACAAAGAATCGAGACATTATTCTTCATGTTTAATTTTTTCTAAAATAACATCAATTACATATTCTCTAATAGGCTCGTCCATGGTCATTAATCTTTCGTTGTGTCTATCAATTGCTTCATCCATTACAATTCTAATAGGAGAATATCTTCTGTCATTTTGTCCAAGATCTAATATATCAAAAAAATCACAATCTGGGTATGAAACATTGATAGGATCAGTTGCACCTATGATAGCAACAGTCGGTGTTTCTACAGAATACGCAAGGTGCTGACCAACACTATCACAACCTAAAAATTTGTCTGCATATTTAATTACTGCTGCCCAGTGTCTTAAACTCAGTTGTTCTGGCATTGCAACTTCGTCTTTAAGTTTATCGTTTTTAAAGTCCATGTGTATTTCACTCATCATGATTACAGCATAACCGTCTTTTTGTAAAGCCTTAATAATTTCTTTTAAGTCTTTAAATTCTATGCTTCTACCAGTTTTATCAATCAACGTGTTATCAATAAGTTCGATGCCTCGTCCAAACGGTTGTATCACAATAACTTTTTCTTTTTTTAGCTTTTCTTTTACTTCTGAAATTACTTTTTTACCGATTACTAATTCATCTCTACTAAGATATAATTTTGGCTTAGGCAATTCTCTAATACCGTTTTTGTTGATAACTATATCAAATGCTTGTGATAAACTACAATTTTGATTATAATAATCGTATTGCTGATAAGGTTCAGGCCAGACACATTCTCTATCTTTTAGCATATTATTAAAAAGATTTTTAGTCCAGTTATCATATGCTTTACTATCCAAAACTGGATGTCCTTTAAACATATCAGTGCCGCCTTCTGCTACAATGATAAAATCATCATCGCCGCTTTCTTCTGCGTATTTTTCTAAGGCTGGAATTGAACAAAGCATGCGGCCTGCGCCACCGTTTAAGAAAAAGGCTTTAGATCTTGACATTAAATTTTTTCTCCATTAAAAAACCGATCAGTAAAGTATATATGTATACACCTTAAGCTGATCGGTTAATAATGGTTTTATTAAATATTTTGCGGATAATCAATATTAGTTGGAAGTTTCCAATGAGGAATACTTGCATACTTAGTCGGAATGCTTTCCAAGTATTCTTTATAATTTGTAATACTTTCTATTTGCTCTTCGTTATATCCAAGAGATTCTGCATTATCTAATCTATTCTGCATTTGTGAAATCATGTCTAAGCGACCGTTTTCAAAATCAGTTGCACTAACCATATGCTCTCTATACTCAGGACCTTCCCACGTTCTAAGGTTAAAATTATAAGTGTATCCTCCGTTTAACCCAGCTGTTTCGTGATCAATCACACCAGTGGTTTCATCGTATGTGTGCTCAAATACAAAGTCTTCACCGTCGGCGTCTGTTAACGTCTCTGTCCAATCATTTGGATCTGGATGTTTATATGCTAGTGTTAAAGAACATGCTAACGCAGGTAATTCTTCAGCGTCTACAACTACGTATTCCCACTGATTATGTGCCATATCAGATGCATCTAATACAGGATCATTTTCATCATCAGAGCTTCTAATGCAACTCCCTGTACCTAATTTAGGATCTAATTCAACTAACAAATATCTAGGTCCAGTATATGTAATATCAATTGTCCTTGTACCAGTAGACGAATTCACATAAGGTTCGTCTGGTCTATTCCATGTAAAAGTTTTTTCCACTTCTATCTCCTATGATTCTATAAATTTAACTCTAACAGCTCCAGCGCCGCCGAATGTTGCGTGATCTCGCACTGCACAGCATGCAGCTGGTGGTGGTCCGCCTGTTCCGAATGGTAACCAGTGTCCGCACCCAAATACGTTATAGCACCCGTAGTATCTTCCGTTCCAACATGCCCATCCACGTGGCGGTGCATCTGGCGAGCGGTGAGCTGCCTGAAGTGCTTGTACGAAGCTAACAGGACCACTACCTGGTCTTAGGTGATGTATGTTATCCCAGCCTGGTGTATATTGAACGATAGTTCCTTCTTCTGAATTATAAAAACCAGGAGCCATAGGAACGTGGTATACCATTCTACAAAGTTCCCAACCACCGTTTGAACAACAGTAGAATGTTACACATCCTATATTACTTGGTTTGTTAACATCTCCGCCATACGCAAGGCCACACCATCTTCCATTTCCGATATTACATACAAGTCCACACTCTGGTTGATTATCAAAACCGCAAACTGTATGACAGAAGTTGTTACATCTAAAACATCTGCTTGCAGCAGTGTTAGGATTACACGTAGTACATCCGCCTAGTCCGCCTTCTGCACACATACACCCGTCAGCAGTTGATGAAATCCAACATAACATTGTTGGTGCTGAACATCCTCTAAAGCAAAGTGCATCTGCATCGTTACATGCTTTTCCTAAACAACCGCAAACATACTGATTTGCAGCCATAGTAATTGTTTTCTTTACATACGCTCCGCTGTTTCCTGGAATTCCGCCGCCGCAACAGCACATTTTAGCACTAGATCCGCCTGCGCCTATTGCTTCAATAATTGCAGTTCCTGGAGCTGGTGCACAGAAACAAAACTCTCTACAAGCATCGTATGTTACACTGTGTCCAAAGAAGAAAATTTCTCCGTCTTCCAGATTGTTTTCTATAGGATCTGCTGACCTTTGTGCTAATAATCCTGATAACTTTGCCATATCTAATCCTAGTTCTCTATAAATTTAATTCTGGTCATTCCCATGCCGCCAGCATAACCTACATCTCGCATGCCACTACACGGTGTCGGTGCAGGTGCTCCAAAGCCATAAGGAATATAACTATAGCAACCATTTGCTTCATAACAACCACAACTTGTAAATCCGTTCCAGCATCTTTTTAGATCCCAGCCGCCGCTCGGTTGTCTACTAACACCTCTAACTGCTGCCTGGAAATGGATCACACCTTGTCCACTTTGTCCGCCATATGCTGCATTGTCTGTGTCATGCGCAAATGTTAAAGTAACACCTTTCTTAGAAAATTGTCCTGCAGGTCCTGCAACGTGCTGTCTATGTCTACACCAGCAGTTTGCATAACAGCATAAGAAACTCATGCAACTTATTCTACCGCCGCAGTTTATGTCTCCGCCATCTGCTGTTGCAAGCCAACGTGTGTCAAAATGATTACAAATTAAGCCACATTGTCCAGGACCAATTTCTGTGTTACAAAATCCTTCGCATACAAATCTACAAAACGGGCTAATATTACAAGAACAATATGATTGTCCTGAAATGCCACCTTCTGCACACATGCATCCATTTTCAGTAGCACCGACCCAGCAACAAATTTTAGTAGGCTCAGAACATCCTCTAAAGAATTCATCGCCAGCATTTCTACAAGGAATTCCGCTAACACCAGTTATATAACTACTTCCGTCTGCGTCAAATGTTTTCTTTGAATATGCTCCGCTGTTACCTGGAGTTGTAGCTGAACAACAACAAGTCCTTGAACTTGAACCACCAGCTCCCCAAATTTCTAGTACAACAGTACCAGATCGTCCTTGAGACTGCCAACACCAATCTACAGCAAAGTTATTATTTTGGTTTCCTGACACAAAAGAATAGATCTCGCCTTGCTCTAAGTTTAGTTCGCCTACAGAGTAAGTTTCTGCTTTTTGTGCTATTAATTCTGACAATGATGCCATTATAAAACTCCGTCCGTTAAATTATACGCTACCTACGATCCATCCGTATGTTGCACCAGTGTAAATTAACGTTACAATAGATCCTGCTACGTCAATTGTTAAATCTTCTGTTGAACCTTGGATTAATGAACCGTTTCTACCAACAGTAATTGCATTGCCGCCTGCACTGCCAGTAACATCAATAATTTCGATAGTATCGTTTAATAACAACGTTGAGTTAGCAGGTAACGTAATAGTTATCGGTGCAGTTGAAACATCTGCTAAAATTCTTTCATTAACAGCTGCATCGTGATCTGCGCTAATTTCTTTTGTTACTACTCCTGCTGTTCCAGTTGTGGTAATATATCTTCCCATTTGTGTTTCCTTTGTCTAGTATTTATGCTGTTGGGGTTTCTATTCCCATAACTACTGCACTAACATTAGCGCCGCTGGTCCAGGCAACTATTTTTTTACCTGCATCAACAACTATGCCAGTTCTTTCTAATACTCCTTTACCTAAGAGTTCTGTTTCATATTCAATAAACTCAGCGTTCGTAGGTGTTGCATTATCAGCAATAGCAATTCTTACTGTTACAGCTTGATTCCCTCTATTCACCATGTTAATACTTAATACACAGTATCTATTTGAAGGCACAGTATACACAGTTGTGTAAGTCGCTGTACTTAAATTTTCTGAGCCTAATATTCCAGTAGCCATTTAAATCTCCGTTAATTCAATAAGAACATCTGCAGTGCAATAGGGGCCCCATCAACAGGAGCATTGAATGTCATACTCGTATTTATGTTCAGCGGAGAATCATCTACTGTAGAAATCTGCTGTCCTGTTATTTCGACGACACCTGCTGTTAAACTGTTAACGTTCAATGTTGCTGCACCACCACCAATCTGTGATGTAATATAAGTTTTGATTGCTTTTTGTGTTGGTACAATACTGTCACTGTCTGCTGCAAACGTTCCATCTGTACTAAATTCTGTAATAATTGCACCAGTTCCGCCTAATGCAACTGATCCCAATTGTAGTTCGTTTAGACCCGAAATGTTAAACGCTTCTACGTTCAGTGTTGCAATACCAGTTGCCTGTTCAACGTTAAACAATCCACCAACTCGGAAGTTACCATCTTGGTCAGTTGAAGTGTAGAACACTCGTCCGCCGCCATTATCATTGGTTTCTTTTGTTGGATCTGGATCTTGTAAAGGATCTCCTGGATAATTGGTATTTGTAAAGTTACCAGTACCAATATCTAGGAAGTCGTGTCCAGTTAGTCGTACTTGCGAGAATCTACGTCTAATAGTAATTGCATCGTCATGAGGTAAATTGTCGCTAACATCAATTTCAGGCGATACTTGTAAAATTGCACTGTAAGGACCGTTACCTATTAAGCTAGTAAGTGTAACAAGTTTATACCAAGTATTTGGAATACTAGCAAATTCTACGTTACTTCCAGGTAACGGTATATCATCTAGTCCGTCAACACGTATTCTAGTTCCATTTTGGAATATATCAGCAAAACCGTCACCGACAATTTGAGTACTTGCAGTTACAAATCCTGTTCCTCTGTTTGTCCATGTAGGCTGTCCTAGTACCCCGTCGCCTATTCTTACTTCATAAGACACAGCTACTAGTTCATTTGGATCTGTAACAGTCATTGTAGGTGGAGCTAGATATCCTTGTCCTGGATGTGTTATTCTAACTTCTACAATTTGATCATCACTTACTCTTGCTCTACCTCTGGCTGTGTCGGCATATAGTCCGCTAGGCGGTGCGCTAAATTCAACTCTAGGAGCAATATCATATGCAGTAGTTGTATCTAAGAATGTTTCGATAGTTGTTCCTGGTACAACATGATCCCACCCAGGTGTTCCGTCACTCATTTTAGAAACTGTAGCAATTTTATTACCACTATTAAAATCTGTAATATAACCGTACTGACCAGCACCTCTACCTGCTGTTAGATAAACTGCCATACCGTTGTATGCATCGTCTGGACGAACGTCTGTTGCAGACAGAGTGATTTGAGTTGGCGTTCCGGCTTGTGCATTACTTGCAATGGTAATATAACCTTCACCACCAAAATTATCACTAGGATTAGTTAAGCGAACTTCCTTAACACCACCGTCGTATATTTGAGCAGCATTAACTATAGCGCCAAAACCTTCACCGCTAATTGTAAATCTAGTAGCATCACCTATATTAGAAATAGTAGCAGTAAATCCTGAGCCTGTACCTCCAATTTCGCTTGCATCAAATGTAATAGTATCACCAATTGAATGACCGCTACCGCCTTTGGTGATTTCAAAAATTTCAACGCCGCCGACTTCATTTACAACAATAGTAAATTCTTGTCCTGTTCCTGATCCGTTTGATGTTCCTGATACGTTTTTATATGTTCCAGTTGTTCTAGTATTATCGTTACCGCCTGAAGGAGCATTCATAGCAATGATTGCATCGCTTGCTGTTGTATATCCTTCACCTGCGTATGTATATTCTAGTTGTAAGATTTCATCTGTACCGTCAGTAAAAGTAAGTCCTACTTGGGCTTCTAACTGACGATTATCTACAACACCTAGTACTGGTACTTCTGTTTCATCGATACCTTCTGCTACTGAACCAAACGCACCGTAAGAGTTGTTACCGTTTGTTGCACGAATCTTACCACCATTTTCTGCTAGATATCCAATATGATTATAGTAACAGAACACAGATACAAGTTCTGCTCTTCCTAGATTAGTCACCCAATAACCGATACCGTCACTTAAGATCTGTGTAAAGTCGTTGGCAACAATCGAATCGTTACCGCCATTATGTAAATTACCGTCTACTTTACAGCCTACACACGAGTCACCGAATGTAGTAACATTCTGCACGTATGGAGATTTGTTTTTAATCCATGCTGCAGAATGATCTGGTCCCCAACCTGGATCTAAAGATGTATATGCTCCACCGTTAGGTCGTTGTGTTCCATACTGATTTGCATTACTTAACGTAGCAGTTGCATTAAACAATGTGCAATTACGTAAGCCTGTACCGTTTCTTAAATAGAATAAATCTTGGTCTCTGGAACCGTTTACACTATTAGAGTATACTCTAGCAGCATTTATTGAACTATAATTGCCTGTATAAATTAAGTCTTGTTTAATACCGTCGATATATGCTTTTACATCTCTCTTACATGCTTCTGCACTGTAGGTAATACCTGGATTTTGATCGTGTACATATGCTACCGCTTCTGCCGCAATAAAGTCTTTATTTGCTTCTAAAACTTCTACAGCATATGTATGTCCTGTATCAGTTAACGGATCGTTTTGTCCTGCGTATGTAGGTTCTGATCCATTGTCATTAACTTTAAAATCAACATAATTATAAATTTCTTGCATTAATGTTTCGGCTTTTGCTGCCGCACCTGTAGCTGCAAGTAATCTTGTCTTATGTTTTATAAATCTAACAGCACCAAGAGTTGCGTCTAATTGATTGTTAATTACTTCTTGTGACGAAGTAGTGCCTTTATAGTAACTTGTTGCAGCCACTACAGATTGATAGTTTGTTCCAAGTGCCATATCATAAGCTAATGCTTCTACAATATACCCAGAGTCTCTGTAACAAACAGTTTCGTTAAAAATGAATCCGGAATTATTTGCTTTAACAAACGAAACAGCCTGTGTTTGTGTTTCAGCTTTTCTTGCTAAAACTGCTGCATTTGCATCCTGTAGACCTTGCGTAGCCCAAGTAATATCAGGATATGTAATAGTCGGTAAATTACCAATTCCGTTTGTAATTACATCAGCTAAATCGCCTAAAAGTGTAACTGCTTCTGCTTCTTCAGTGGAACCTGACATGTAATCAGCCATAATAACTGCAAGTTGATTCATCGCTGCGGCAGTCGGAGCTCTTTGGTCAGCAGGTTTAACATAATTGCCGTCTAGGTCATAGTAGTTTCTTGCTTGAATTACTGTAGCCCAGTTTGTACCGTATTGGATATCATAAGATACAGCGTCAATCGCATAGCCTGTATCTCTTTCGCACTTTGTTTGATCGTATGTTAACAACGGATAGTTAGTTCCTATCCAAGAAATAAGATCTGCAATGATAGCTGCTCTGTTTGTTTGTAGTTCTGTGCGGGCAGTTGTTTTAGCAGTTACACCAGTATCGCTGAAAGAAAATGCGTCTGCATTTGCAGTGCCGTTTTCTATAATGTCAAGCATTTCGTCAGCACCTGCATCGATTGCAGTAACAGCAGCTAGTGAGCCTACGCTTCCTGCAGGTCTAGTAGTTACTTGTGTTTCATTGTTAGGTACATCGCCTGTTGTTGTTTTAGAAACAGGAGTATTAGTAATAATATTTCCAATAATATCTTTAACCCTAGCAATACCTTCTAAACTATATACAGCATCTCCAGGGTCAACTAAAGAATCTGCTAGACCAATTCTAGCAGAACGAAGTTCGTCGCCTACAACTGCTGTACTTTCCGGAACAATGATTGGGCTAACTTCTTGAGTTTCACCTGTCTTAACAAAAACTGTTTTCTGAGCAATTAATTCTGCTGGAACACTATTTGTGTTTCCTGCTGTAATAGCACCTGTAATAATACTTAATAGATTAGTAACAATCGATAAAGATTCGTTATCAGCAGTTAAGGTTCCATCAATTTGTTGTGTGATAGGTGATCCTACTCCGTTAAGTGTTTGATAGTTTGTTGCTGGAGCTAGATTACTTAAAATAGCTGTCATTACAACTAAAGAATAATTTAATGCTGCAACTGTTTCATCTTCTTGTCCAGCAATATAACTTAGACCACCTTCTGTGAAATATTCTAAAGCAGCTTGTCTAGATCTTACATTACCTCCATGGCTTAAATCCCATGTAATTGCGTCTACAATAATACCTGTATCTCTGCGGCATTTTTCTTTGTCGTATGTAAACACACTAGAAAACGGAGGAGTATTATTAGCAATTTGGTTGTCAACAAATTCTACAACTTCTGCTTGGATAAAACTTCTATTATGCTCAAGCATTATTCTTGCATTGCGATGCGCTGCGCCCTGTTCGATTTGCATACATGCATATCTTACACTCTTATAAGGACGGTCAATTGTAATACCTCTTCCTGGTGGTGGTTCATCTACACCTGTAGTAGGTTCTACATAGTAAACATGATTGATGTAACCAAAGTTTGACCAAATTGGTGCATCACCGTCTGGATTAACTTGTAATACCTGTCCAGGTGCACCTGCTGGTAAACGAGTAGGTCCTGACCCGCCATAATAAACTATATCGCCTGCTGTTGTTAAGTTAGCAGATTCAACACCGCCACTTATTACATTCCAGTTTACACCGTTGATATCTTGATCTGGTCTGTTATTGCCTACAAGCGGATTTTCGTCTGATGTGTGTTCTGCAATACAGATATAACTATTACTTCCGTACCTTACTACATCGCCTTTATCATAGTACGTTGCATCTGCCCAAGCATCTTTCCAGTACGCTCCTTCGTTTAACTTATCCCAATAAGTAAGATTAGGAGGACGATTGCCTGTAGTATCAGCTGTTGCTATGTAAGTCCAGCCGCCGAGTCTTACTACATCACCTGTTTTATAAGCAGTTCCGTTATCATAGTCGCCTTGTAGATTAAATCCTGTTACAAATAAATCCCAGTCACTGGTGTTGTTATAAGGAATAACATTGATATTGTTTGTAATTGCAATATATGTATAACCACCGTAGGTTACAATATCACCTGACTGGTAACTAGTAGCCGAATCCCAGGTATCTTCAAACTCTAATCCTGGTAAAAATTCTGCCCAATTAGATTCGTCTTGTCTTAAATCGTCATTAGCTCCAGAGGTATGATGTGTAGTACAGATCCAAAGCCCGCCGCCATTTTTAACAACATCATTAACTTTATAACGTGTAGCTGGCTGCCAATCACTAAGGTAGTCAATGCCTTGATGTAAGTAATCCCAATTTGATTGATTAGCTTCTAATCCTAGTGCGGCAGTTGCAGCTGAAGTATGCTCTGTATTACACACATATACTTGCCCGCCATATTTTACTACTTCACTCTGTCTATAACGTGTGTTTGCCTGCCAATCACCTTGCCATTCTAAACCTTCGCTAAACACTTCCCACTTGTCTGCATCAGCAAGTATTCCGCCTGTTACATCTGCTGCAACATGACCTTCTAGACAAATATAAGTTTTTGCACCGTACTTAACTACATCATTTAATTTGTATCTAGTTTCTGCAACCCATGTTCCTAAATAATCAAATCCTTCACAGAATAAATCCCACTTTGGATTGGAACTATCTTGACCTAATTCGTTTTCTAATCCGCCAATAAAATCGTTGTCTGAAGTATGACCAACTGAACAGATATACAGCATGCCGCCATATTTTACAATATCGTTTAGGCCGTATACTGTTTGTGGTGCCCAGTTACCTTTCCAAGTAACACCGTCTGACATTTGTTCCCAGCGCGGTTCGTTAGCGTTTAAATCATCGTTAAATGTTGCACTTGTTGTATGCCCGATTAAACATATAAATGTTTTACCGCCGAAACGAACAACATCGTCTTTATAATAAGTATTCGGTCCGGTCCATTCACCTTTCCATACAAATCTAATACGCCCTAGTTTAAAGTCAGCCATTTAAAAAACTCCATTATATACTATTTATTCTAATCAAGATATTTGCTATTTCCATTGAATGTTGGGTCTACATTCAATGCCTCGTCAAACGGATTAATTGTGTTACCACTACTACTAAAATAAGATTTAAACGCTAAATCTCCGCCTACAGCTCCGTTGATTTTTGTAGGACTTTGCATTTTAATTGTTATATTAGTAGGTGAAAATATTGTATTACCTGTAATTGATATTTCACCAGCGTTTAATCTATTCACCCTTGGATCTGAACCACCGCTAGCAAGTCTGCTATCAATATAAGAAGCAATTGCTTTCTGAGTTGGTACAATATTATTAGAGTTTGCAGCAAATGTAGGATCTGTTGAAAATTCTCTAACAACAGCACCTGTGCCTCCAAGTACAACTCCTCCTAATCGTAATTCATCAAGTCCGCCTAAATCAAAGAACGCTGCATTAATACTAATTGTACCAGTTGCCTGTTCTACTTCGAACAATTCACCAACTCGGAAGTTACCATCTTGGTCGGTTGATGTATAGAATACTCTACCACCGTTATAGAGAACTGTTTCGTTAAACGGTTGTGGTTCATTTATAGCTTCATAACCAAATGTATAAAGTCCAGGATAGTTTGTATCTTCAAAATTACCAGTACCAATATCTAGGAAGTCGTGTCCAGTTAATCGTACTTGACTGTACAGTTCTCTTATAGTTAAAGCTGTTTCATGAACTGGAGCTTCGTTTCTTCCTAAACCAGGATTTATTTGTAGTGTTAAATTATAATCTCCTTCACTACCTGTAACAGAGTCAACTTTTGTTACAAAGTAAATTACATCGTCTATACCTTCTATCCTAATGTTTGCGCCAGGGCCTGGGACTGCTGTAGAACTTTTTATTTTTAAGGTAGATCCGATTTGGAATTTTTCTGCAAACCCGTCTCCGTTTATTGCACCTGTAGCGCGAAGATATCCTGTACCTGCATTTATTATTTTAGGCTGAGGTAAAACTCCGCTGTTTATATAGACCTTATAAGTAATATCTGATGTGTTTTGATTATCGTAAACAGTTACAGTAGGCTCTAATTGATAACCGCTTCCTGGATTGTGCATGAGAATTTTTCCAATCCTTCCTCCACCAACTTCTGCTCGTGCTTTAGCTGTTGCGCCAGTTTCAATAACTAAACTAGCAGTATCGCCAGAAACTACCCAAGTTGAGTTACGGAATGCTGCTACGCCTGACCAATTAGCTGTAGTTGTATGAAGTTTTTCTCTCCAAGTAAATCCGTCCTCTGAAAGTAATATTCTGTCACTTCCTGTGTCGGCCATTACATATAAACCTTGTTGATACGCTATCTTTGTATAACGCCCAACTGCTATTTCAATTGTAGTCCAATTTAAACCGTCGTACGATATAGCAACTGCACATGGAGTACTATCTGTACTACTTTCTACAGCAATAAATTTATCGTATGCAAAAATAATATGTTTCCATCTTGCAGTGACACCTGTATCAACACTTTGGAATGTTACGCCGTTATCTGTACTAACTGCAAAAGTAGATATTCCTGCAGCTGTGCTATCGTCGGCAAATTCAGCAATTGCCACCCAAGTATCATTTCCGTAGGCAATGCTTGACCAGTTAGCAACAAAAGGCATAGTAAAGTCTACCCAGCTTTCGGCGTTTCCTGAACTTTTTTGTACAATATCAGTAGAGTCGCCGTTAATTTTTTCTCCAACAGCAAACCAGTTACCATTGCCATATGCTGCAGATTTATAATTATATGATTCAATAGTTGCAACTGTCCAACTATTAATATTTCCGTGAACCATTTGTGTGCCGCCATTAGGCAAAATTACATATTCACCGTTGCCATATACAATAGCTCCCCAATCTGTTGTTATACCTACATTATTGTTAGTCCAAGTGCCTCCGTCTTCTGAAGTATACACTTCACTTCCTACTGCTGGTATAGCAACTACGTCGTTCGGACCGGCAGCTATATCTATTGAAGCATTTAAAGTAGTTTCGTTCATGCTAAACGGAGGCGGTTCTATATCTACTCTAGGTTCGATTAAATATTTTGTTGTATCGTCGAGTAATGTAGCAATCGGTCTGCCTGATACATGTTCCCAGCCTGGTTCACCGTTAGATTCTTTTTCTACTTGTAATATTCTATTCAAAGGATTGTAACTTGCAATTTTAGCATATTGTCCAAATCCTTTTCCTTCTCTGATAAAAATACGTTGACCAGCATATAATTCATTTGTTCCTTCATCTGCTCCAGATAAAGTAATTTGTGTTTCATTTCCTGCTTGTGCAGTACCATTAATAGTAGTATAGTTATTGCCGCCAATTTGAAAACTATCTTCTTCTGTGATCCAAATTTGACTAATTGCCGAGTTTCTAAACTCAGTGTACTCTGCTTCAAAATCAGCACTTGTTCCAGTCACTGTTAATGTTGCAGTACTATAGTCTTGGCCGCAATGTTCATATGAAATACCAAAAATACTACTTCCGTTTGAGTATAAAGAGGATATTGTTGCTTGATCTGTTCTATTATCTACTAGTGCTGTTTTTGGTTGTTCGTTCAAGTCAAACCCTTCTGCAACACAACCATACTTACCATAAGAATTGTTACCGTTAGTTGCACGAACCTTACCGCCGTTAGTTGCAAGATAGCCGATATGACAGTAATACGTAAACACAGAAACTAATTCTGATTTACCTTCACCGTTTACCCAATATCCTATTCCGTCTGACAATATTTGTGTAAAGTCGTTAGCAACAATTGATTTATTGCCGCCATCATGTAGGTCGCCGTCAACTTTCATACCGATACAACCAGTTCCGAACGTAGTAACATTTTGAATATATGGCGATTTAGATGTAATCCACACTGATTGATCTTCTGTATCTTCGCCAGGATCAAGTGATACATAAGCACCAGCAGTAGGTCGCTGTGTATTATTTTCGTTAGGAGCATCGAGTGTTCCTGATAATCCTTGTAGTGTGCAGTTTCTTATCCCTGTACCGTTTCTTACAAGAAACATATTTTCAGTTTCGTAGCCAGGAGCAGGAGTAATTACTGTACTTCTTAATTCGTCGCCTGTGATAGCTACTCCTGCAGGAACAATAATTGGCAATATTTCTTCATATACTCCAGTTCTAACAATAATAGTTGCAGGAGCTCTATTTAATTCATCTGCTAGAATATATTCGCTTGTATATTTGATAGTTCTAAACGGCGATGCAGGAGATGTTCCTTTACCTTCTTCGTCAACTCCGTCTAAACTTACCCAATATACTTTTTCAGTTTGGTCAAGAGCTTCCCATGCTAAAGAATAATCGTCTTGTACTTTTAATACTTCTCCAGGATTTCCTATAGGAAGTCTAGTTTCGCCAACTGTACTTCCATCGTCAGTAACGTTATAGACTTTTAAATCGCCCTTATATCTTAAAACATTTTCTTCTTCGCCACCGATATAAATTTTCCAGTATGCGTTTGCGCCTGTTGTTTCTCTTGTATCTAATTTAGGACGAGCTTCAAATTCGTTACCAAAATGACGAGCTGTACAAATAAATGATGTGCTTTCGTCTGTAACAACGTCACCGGGGAAATATTCGTATGGAGTGGAATCATCGATCATTTCTTTCCATTCAGCTCTAAAGAATATTCCTGTTACTAGTAACTCCCAATAAGGTTGTCCAGCTAAAGTACCAGGTTGTCTATCTAATACTGGATCAACAAAATCTGTTGCTAGATAAAGATATCCGTTTGATCTTACCACGTCACCTGGACGATAAACTAATAATGAATCATAATCGCCTTTTAAACTATACCCAGTAGTTAATAATGACCAACTATTTGGATTTGAATTAGGTTGCGCACTTTGATTAAATTCTATACAAACATAAGAGTATCCGCCAAATTTTACAATATCTCCAGGCTGGTATGAATTAAATTCACTCCATGCATCTTCAAAATCAAGACCTGGAAGATATAATTCCCACGGTGACGCATCAAATATAAGATCACTTACATGACCAACTGTTGCACGATATAATGACGGACCTACTTGTACAATATCGTTTGCTCTATACTTAGTACTTGGAGTCCAAGTTTGTCGGTAACGAATACCTTCTACAACTAATTCCCATTTTTGTGTTACTTGTCCGCCACCGAGATCATCTTCTAATCCTTCGTCGTCATTGTCTAATGATGTATGTCCTTCGATACAGCGATACACATTACCGCCGTATTTAATAATGTCATTAACTCTGTATCTAGTATCAGGAGCCCAGTCTCCTGTCCAAGCATCTGTATCAAACAACACTGTCCATTTGCTTTGATCGTTTTCTAAACCTAATACAAGTGTACTACTTACATGAGCTTCGATACAAGTGTATAAGATACCATTGTATTTTATAATATCGTTTATTTTATAAGCAGTATCCGGACTCCAGTTGCTTAACCAATTCGATCCTCTTGCAACAATTTTCCATTTTCCAATGTCTGCTTCTAATCCTTCTTCTATGGTTTCTGCAGATATATGAGGTTCGGTGCATTGATAAAGTATTCCACGATATTTGACAATATCGTTCGCTCTATATTCTAATTCAGTTCGCCATTCTCCGGCCCAGCTTACACCATCTGTCATTAACACCCAGCGAGGATCTACATCACCAAATTCATTTACGTATCCAATATCTTGATAAAAACTAACAGCACTAGATACGTGAGTTTCCATGGCAACATAAGTATTACCACCGAACTTTACAATATCATCTTTTACGTATGGAGTTGCAACACTCCAAATACCTTTCCAGTTATATCTAATTCTGTCAATTCTAAACTGTGCCATTGTGCTTCCTATTAATATAATCTGTTGTCAGTAAGACTAGCAGTTGCTTGTTTTCTTCTTTCGTCTGTACTAGTTAATTCTTCATGAGTGTACGGACGATGTCTACGTAATACAAGTTCACCTTCGTCATTGATGTAATAAATTGCGCGAACATTGTCCCAACGATATTGTTCGTGTTCTAAATTTTTATAACTTAAATCGTGATTTTTATTCCTACCTTCGAAGAAATCAATACCTTCTTCAAATCCTGGATAATTATTTACAGGATCTCCTGGAGCATTAATAGTTAATTCTTCATTTGGATCTGTTTGATCTACAACTGTAAGGAACAGCTCTCCGTCATCATTTCTAAAAATACCATAGAAATAACGATTATCTAATCCGTCATATAACGTGTGTTCGTTTCCAATAATATTAGCCATTGTCTATTCCTTATACAATCTCTACAAAACTTACAGTGCAATCAACACTATCATCTAAATCTGTAACTACTTTTAAAGCATTGTCTGCAGGTAAAATTAATTTCTCCCCAGGCATTAACGCTCGCAAACTAGAATTAGGAGTTATTTCAGTGTCTTTAATAAAATAACCTTCAATACTAGTGTCATCTTTTAATAGTACGCTTGCTCTAACAGGATATGGTGTTAAATTAGTAAGTGCAATACCTACAATAGTAACACTGCTACCTGGAGTAACAGAGAACACTTCTATTGGTTGTGTTCCTACATTTTTAATAATTTTATTTCTAAAAAAGGTTGCCATATTTTATCCTAATGCTAACACTATTCCTATTGCTAATTCTTCTGCATCATTTGCATCTAGACCTGCACTTGCTCCTGCAACACTTACAAACGATGTACCGTCAAATACTTCTACACGCTCATCGTCTGTATTATAACGCATCATACCAAGTTCTGCTTCGTTTGCAGGTGGCTTATTTAAATTACTTCCTACAGGAATAACAAATCCGTTACTTCCTGTTATCTTATAATATCCGCCGTTTGGTGCATCAAATGTAGTAATACTGTCAGCTACTACATTACTTATCACATTATCTTTGATAGCAAAATGTCCGATGCGAACTGCACCCGTGCCGTTTGCACTTAAAACTAAATCACTATTAGTAGTTATCGTTTCAATAACATTGGTGTCTATACTAATGTCATCTATTTCTACTCTACTAGTGTTAAATCTATTTGCATCAATGTCTGCAACAAGATTACCATTTGCATACATTCTAATTACATTATCGTTTGCACCTGGGGTTAATTCTGCTGTAATTCTAGTGTCGCCGTCTAGGTCAATAACACCTTTACCTAAGTCGATCCAATCTGTTCCATTATAGCCTTCGAATCTATCTAAGTCTGTGTTATAACGTAACATACCTGCTACAGGACTTGGACGATCTAAAGTTCCTCCACTTGGAATTATTATACTATCCGTGCTGTTAAAATCTATTACACCACTACCGGGTGTAATTGTAAAATCACCTACAGATGTAATTTCATTTTCATTAAAGGTAAACTGTTCTGCAACTATTCCGCCAGCGCCATTTGCACGTAGTTCTAAGTTGGAATTACTCTGCGTTGTAGTAATAAAGTTATCATCAATTAAAATATCGCCAGTGGTAAATGTATCTGCACTAATTCCTGTTACTGATATTGCCGACGCTGTTACTGTCCCTACAACATTAGTATCACCGTTAATTACAAGATCATTGTCTGGAATAACAACTCTGCCTGTACCTGCCGCACGTAATTCTAAATCAGCATTAGTAGAAGTTGTTGTTATAAAGTTATCATTTACAAGTATTTCTTCGAATTGTAAACTACTATCAACTGTTAATATACCAGTTACAGTGGTATTACCTGTTACTGTTAAGGTACCGGTTTGATTAGCATCGCCAACGTGAGTAATAGTTCCTGTAACGTCTGTATTTGCTAGTGTTGTTAATCCGTTTACATCTAATGTAGTACTAATAGTTACATCGTTACTTGGAACAAGTACAACACCATTATTATTAGCAACAAGTTCTAAATTGGAATTGCTTTGTGTAGTAGTGATAAAGTTATCATCTATTAATATGTCACTAGTGCTAAACGAATTAGCAGTTACGTCTCCTGTGCTTATAATATCGCTGGTATTAGTTGTGCCGTTTACAGTTAAGTTATTTGTAATTGTAACGTCATTGCTTGGTATTAATATTTGTCCAGTACCACTAGCACGTAGTTCTAAATCAGCGTTTGATGTAGTTGTTGTAATAAAATTGTTGTTGATTAATATTTCTTCAAACTGTGCAGACCCAGTTACATCTAAATCTTGTGTTACTGTAACATTACCAGTGACTGTTGTATCACCTGTTTGATTGTAATCTCCAGTGTGAGTAACTGTACCAGTGATAGTTGTGTTGCTTAATGTAGTAGATCCACTAACTGTTAAATTGTTATCTATTTGTAGATTATTATCAGGTAAGTAAATTCTACCTGTACTATTAGCACGTAATTCTAAATCTGAACTAGAACTAGTTGTTGTAATTACATTTGTAAAAATATCAATGTCGTCTATGTGCAAGTTGTTTGCATATAAGTTTAGCCATTGTTCTGTAGGAGTACCTAGGTCTGGCTCTCCTGCTGGCACTAGATTACTAATGATACTTGCATTGATAAACAAATCATCTGTTGCTTCGTCACCTATTACAATATTACCATTTAGGTTAATATTACCTGCAACGTCTAAGTTACCTGTGATGTTTAGATTATCTAAAATATTGATAACATCTGTATTTGCATCTAAGTTTAGATCGCCGCCGCTGGTACTAATAGTGTTTCCACCGATGGTAATATTGCCAGTTTCAATCTGAGTAGGAGAAATTGTAGTTGTGTTTACACCGTCGGTTAATACAATACCGTTGATTGCTTCAACACTTACATCAGCATTTGTAAAACTAACTGTACCAGTTTCTTGGCTTACATAAAATTGATCACCTACTCTAAAATCACCTTTGTGGTCTACTGAGTTGTATCTAATTTGAGCATTATCAAGTTCTACAACTTCATTTGCTTGATTAACAGTAGTTGGATCATTAGTAACTTCCTTGCCATTTCCTACGTATGCCAAGTTATGTCCGATAGCATACATTAATACGCCAGGACCGTTTCCGTATAATCCGTAATTACCGTAAACACTAGCCGAACCAATTAGTCTAATTTCTGCGCCAAAGTCTTTTAAATCGTAGTGTAAAATTTCTGTTGCTGTTGCTGTTCCGTCTGTAATACTAGAAGGAGTTGTGTCAAATCCAATAAGATCTTCCCACTTACCGTCAATAAGGACATAATCACCGTCTACACTATCAATTGTAGCAGATACTACTGTTGAGTCATCTGTTGATTTAAATTCTATGGTATTACCTTGAGCAAATGTTCCTGTGATTCCGCCTAGTTTAATTTTAGTTTTACCGTCGCCGTACTTACCTGCGGTACCGTCTAATGCGTGGATACTTTTATCTGCAAAGTATGTAAACGAATTTAACCATTCAATTCTTGCTCCGTTTGTTGCTGTTAATCCATCAACACCTGGACATATGAATGTAACAGAATGGAACAACATGCTTGCTTCTTTGCTTGCATTACCTACTACTGCACCATCTGCTAGGGCACCTTTACCGGCGTCACCTTGATTAAATCCTCTAGGATCACTTGCATTAGTTACTGAACCTTGAGTAATTACTGAAACATTCCTAATGTATGGAGAACGAGACGTTACATACATTCCTGTATCAAAACGGAATGCGTATCCTGTGTCATTACTACTGTTATAAAAATAATTACCTACAGTTAAATCTTCAACTGTTGTTTCGCCCCGTAGTAAAAACGCATCTAAATCTTGTGTTGCAACTGTTGGCTGAATTAAAACACTTCTAACACCGCTACCGTGTACTGTAACACCTGCTGGCACTGTTAAAGGGAAAGTTTCTGTGTATACACCTGGATAAATGAATACTGTATCGCCTGCAGTGGCTTCGCTTAGTGCTTTGCTTACACTTGCAAACGGATCATTTTGGTGTGTACCTGAACGTGTATCGTCGCCTTCAGCTGCTACATAAAAAATATTTCCTTGACGTAAAGCAAGATCGATTCCGCCTACGTCTAAATTGTCAGTGTTAATATTAGTAGCGTTAAATTCGTTGACCCAAATATTTGCCCAGCGTTGATCTGCATTACCTAATTGATATGTGTTATCAATGTCGGGTACAATATCACTGGCTATTTCAGCATTGATAGTAATAGCATCAGTGCTGTCGTCACCAATTACAATATTACCGTCTGCTGAAATATTACCAGTTGCATGAATATTGCCTTCTACTCTTGTATCTGAAAGTAGATTAATAATACCTGCAGCATTTGCACTAATGTCTAAGTCTGAATTACTTAAGGTAGTTTGTATTAAATTTCCGCTAATGCGAATGTTGTCAAACTGAATATCTTCTACATCTAAACTGTTTGCAGAAAACGTTCCTGTTAAATCTAAGTCACCTGTGCTAGTCCAGTTGCC